CCGCTGGTACCACTAGATCCGCTTGTACCACTAGTTCCACTTTCGCCACTTGTACCACTTGTACCACTTGTACCACTAGATCCGCTAGATCCACTACTACCACTACTTCCACTTGTACCACTGGATCCACTTGTACCACTAGATCCACTAGTTCCATTTGTACCACTTGTTCCGTTAGTTCCGTTAGTTCCGCTCGTTCCGCTAAATCCACTCGTTCCGCTAGTACCACTTGATCCAGATGAACCTTTTTCACCACTACTACCACTAGTAGCACTAGTACCACTTAATGCGCTTTCGCCACTAGTTCCGCTAGTACCGCTTGTTCCGCTTGTTCCGCTTGTTCCGTTAGATCCACTTTGACCGCTACTACCACTTGTGCCTGTGCCAGATATACCACTTGTACTTACATTACTACCTATAGCAAAAACATAACCACATGCAGGAAATGAGAATTTTATTGTGGCTGTGTTTTTATTGTTTAAAGTTATGCTTTCAGGTATTATTTGATTTAAATCTTGATCATATACAATGAACAATACAAATTCCGAATTTAAATTATGATTATATACCCATGTATCTGTTTTTGAATCACATGGAAATTCTTGTATAGACTGTGTATTTTTTTGTAAATTGGCATTACAATTAATAATAACACGTAATTCTTCGATTATTTTAAGAAACAGTGGTGTAGTAGGATCTTTAAAAGTCGCTGTTAATTTTTTGTAGTCATACAAAGCATTGTCCAATTTTAATGGAGAAACTTCACATGGATCTTTCTTCAATGTTGACATTTTTAATAAATATAAAGAAAACCATTAAGCAATACCAACAAAATGTATAAAAATTGAAATACTAATTATTATTAATTAAATAGAGTAATTGGTATTCGTCTCCATTGTGATGTGCTATAAATATAAAAATAATTACCATCATAACTTACCCATCCATCTTCTCCATAATCAGATGACTGATATGGCACTTGATGATAGAATTTATCAGGAAATCTTTGAAATATTCTGAAAGCTGTATTTATAGGTCTTTTATTAGCTGTAGTGTATACAGGATTACCATTACAGTCATATCCACTTATATATGTTTGACTACTATAATCATAGTCAAATGTAGCAATTTCTCTTTTTAACCACCCAGATGGATATTGATATACGTAAATATACTTACTGTCATATGCTAACCATCCATTTTCACCATAATCAGTAATAGATTTAGGTGCTGGGTGAAATGGCGTATTTACTATATTTTGATAATTTGACGGTATTTTGTTATAACCATCTAAATTGGTTACTTCATTTGGCTTTAATGCCATTGTACCTTGACCAGTTACATCGGTATAATCCAATGGACTGTCTTTTAGATTGCTATTGTTTTTAATAATATTAGTTGTAATTGTGCCCATTTCACTCGCACTAGCAACAGCATTTTCTTGCATCATTACTTTTCTTACGGTAAATAGCTTTTGGGTAGTATTTTTTACCCCGTTTAAATTTGTTATATAATTTTCATTTAACAAGTAAGCGTTGACATTTATATCGAACGTTGTTTTGATATTACGATCTTCGCCGTCGTTAACTTCTTGTTCGATGCTATAACTGTCTATCCTAGCTCTAAATTTAAATCTCTCAGCGTCACCCCAGTAGTCTTTAGCTGCGTAGTTTATTTGTTCCAGTAACTTATTATTTTGATCTACATAATCAGTCCAAATGATGCATTCGTATGTTATATTTACGTGAACTGGTAAACTTACGCTATAAATTTGTTTGGTTGGTTTGCTAGTAAAAACACCTTTATTCATTAGATCAAAACGATCATACTTGTTTTTTTCACTATAATTCATTATAGTTTCGTAGTTTAGATAACGATTAAACGTGGCAAGTTCTTTGTTATTTTCAACACTTTTTCTACGAAACATTATGGCTGGCAACAATATTTTGCCTTGATTATCTCTAATATGACCAAACTTTTTCATAGCAAACCATCTTTCAGGATTGCCATATATAACTGGTACTTTTACAACTTCACCATTATCATTAACTTGAAGTCTGAGTGTATCATTCAAAGTATTAATAATAGCTGTATCAATATCTAATAAAGTAACCGTGAAATTTTTCTGTTTATCAGTATCACGGCGAGTTGCATTGGCTCTATTATAAAGCTTTTTACTATCTGATTGAGCTGATGCGTTTTCAATCGGATTTGGCGGTGGATTTACATTAGTATTTGGACCCCATGCCATAAATTATGTTTGTCTTTCTACGAGGTTAAGTTTGCTTAGTCTTGTGTAATGAGTATTAACAATTAAACTCAAAGACTTGTCTGGATGACCACCCGCAAATTGTTCTTGGATAACATTATCAATTTCGTAATAACGTTGATTGTACAAAACCAAATCGCCAATTTCTGGAAAATAGTTGGTGGTAATACAATCACGTTCTCTGAATCTATAAACAATGTCTTGTTTTCTATCAGGTCCATAACCTTGATTTTCAGTATTAATATCTTCACGTTGAACAAGACAACTCAAATCAATACCCGAATAGAACACCTTTCCTTTGTCACTGCTACTTTCACCATAAATATTGGTATTGGTTTCATAAGCAGCAATCTTAAATACTTGAACAACACATTCAATTATATCACCTATTAATTCAGAACTAACGCTGTTCAAGAAGTTTAAGTCTCTTGAAGAAAAATATCTACCAGGTGAATAGTTGTTATTATAAATACCAACATCTGTGCGAGTTGATGTCCAATATTCTTTAAATTTTGGATCCGTTTTTGGATACTGTGGAGATACAGGTGCAGCCATATGTTTTATCCTATATAAATATGTAAAGGTACACGGGACAACATCTTATTCATTTCTTCACTTTCTTTTCCTTTATTTTCTAATTGATTAACACGAAGTGTCTTTTCCAACATATCTCTTAGTTTTTCAAGCAATGAATCTTTTTCTTCTTTGGCTTCGGATCGTAATTCAGCGCCATCAAGAGTTACTTCTCCACCAGGAATTGGTACTGTACTATATTTTTGAAGAATCCGACCCAATGTTTCCTTACACAACGCTAAGAAATATTTTTTAATCCACTGTTTACCAGGCTGATTAATTTTACAATATGTGCAGTATTCGTATGGAATATCACTGGGGTCACTAATATATTCATAACGAGATCCACTATAAAAGTTGGTAATATCACGTTCACTTTCAACGATGTAATCTATATATACCTTGAAATTTTCAGATGGTATTGGAAATATTCTCAACTTGTTATTACCTAAAATTTCAAAACTATAAGCGCTTTTACGAACCATATCATTGAATTCAATGGCCTGTACACGTTCCAAATCTTCAAAAATAGGAGTCATCAAGAATTGTGTAGCAGGACTATAAGCCCCAAATCCCATTTCACCGAGTACGTTACTGTAACTCATTCCTGTCATACTAAATGGATCGTATATACGAGCAATTGCTGGGGGTCTATTATGAAATATTCTTTTTACTTCAATTCGTGACCCAGTTAAATGTTCAATGTCTCGACCAATTAAGGTATTCAAGTCATAAACCTGATGTGTTTTGCCAGGGTTGATACTACCACTAATAGTTACATAGTTACGCTTAACTTCATATTCACCGCCAACAAGTGCTTCGGCTCCATATTGTTTGCTCAGTTGAACTATAAAAGGTAAACCAGTACTCTTTACGCCCATCCCCGTTAAATTTTTATATTTATTTTGAGGCAATCCCTGTAAATCAACCATGTTGTTAACAATATTAAATTCATTAACTACACGGTTATATTCTAGTACAGATTCTTCAAAACATGCGTAGAAATTAACGTCGATCATTTCAATATCAACGATTGGATACCCCAACCGTTTTGCTGCCCACATCGCACTGCTACTACAATCATTTGCAAATGTGGTTTCAGCTCCAACGCAACTTTCGTTTAGATAATAGCCAAATGGCACAGTGTTTATATTAACACTACTACCACTCCCGGGCCATCTTACCCTATCTTGGTCCAAATTAGCACTCATTGATTATAAATATCTCTGGAGTGAGATAATACAACTAAATTAGTGGATTAATAACCAAGTACCCACTACATCTGCTCTATTTGCACTATCGTCGCCGTCACCTGGTTTAACTATAACATTCCACTTTGGTTTATCTCCCACAGGAATTTTCATCATTTCATCGTAGGTAATGACACTGTCTTCAGAAACATTATACTTTAATGCTAACTTTTTCTTTAAAATATCAATAGCGGATGGGGATTTATAAACCAACTTTTTAATTGTTTTATTTGGCTTATCTGGATCTGGTACTTCTTCTCTATCAACTAAATCAGCAAACATTTGCTTTGGTACTACAGTTGAATGTTTAGTTGTTTTAAAATCGACTTGTTTTTCTTGATCAGGTTTTGCACCCGCACTAAAATTCATCTTGAAATTGACTGGTTTATCACCTTTAGCCACATCTGCCATTTTAGTATAAGCATAAAAGTCTACGTTGGGAAATGTTTTTGCAACACTATATGCTAGGTTTACATAATCAGGACTAAAGAAATCGCCTGAATCATGCCATCTAATCACAGTTTTTACATTTTTCTTTGAATTTTTTTCAACTGCTGCACGAATTTCGTTTGATAACATATTTTTATAACCATCCGGATCGTTCAACAAAAAGTTAAGTTGTCTTGTTTGCGATGTGTTAACTGGTACATATTGTACATAACCGCCTTTTTTAGCATAACAATAAACTTTGCATGCACCTGCGCCTGGACACGTATTTATGATAACAAATTTTTGATTCTTTTCGTCATAACCAAGTCCTTGTAAAGCTGGCAATCCTATATTATAAAACTGAGTACTTTCACCGCCACTGTGTGAAATTTTTTCATTTTGTTTTAAAATCTTATCAGGACGTGTGGTGATATGGGTTTTTAGTTTGTTTAAATCAAACCTACGGCCACTTGGATCTACAATTTGTATCTCTCTGGCAAGCTTTGGATGTACATATGGATACTTGAATTTATCAGTTGGATCTTTTGTAGTAGTATACTTTTGTTTACCTTTTTTATCCAATTTAGGCAATCCAGTTTTCTTATAAACTGCAGGTTGACCGGCCGATCTGTCTAAATATCCTTGTAATTCATCGGATGGCAATTCTGTGGTGCCAGCGCCTAACATATCAGCTTCGTCTAATTCTTGTGCAACAAATGAATCTAATGACTGTACAGCCGATGCTGGTAATCCTAGACTTTCATACATTTTAACTTCGGTTAGCAAATCGATTAATTTCATATGTGTTTTGTTATTCTTACTTTTCAACTGCCGTTACCTTTTATTACACGGTTATACTTTTCTTTGAGTATAAATATCAGTTTTATTATAAAAAGTAATATTTATATTATATGAACTTTAAAAAGCAACTGTTTTATACTATTGTAATTTTGATATTAACTGGATGTATTTCATCAGAGGTTAAATCAGCAAAGCAAGTTAGTGTGGCACAAGATGCCGTTGCAAAACAAGAAGCCAAAGTAGACAATACAATGGTAGAATTGGAAAAAGTAGAAAAAGGTAAAATAGTACAAACTTCTTCTTTATCAATTGGTATTCAACATTCGTTAAGTCAAGTAACTAATGCGCCTATACAAGTAGAAACAGCTAAATCTTTGAATGAACGAGTAATTTCTATCGTTGGTTCTCCACACATAGATGAAATTAAAAGAATTAAAGCTACAGTTGATCTGCTTAATTCTCAAGTAGCTGAAGAACGAAAAAAAGGTGATCAATTATTATCACAACGGGACGAAATCATAAACAAATTACAAAAAGAAAAGTCTGCTTTAAAAGAAAAGTATGATGATGAACTTTGGCAAATGACTGATAAAGCAAAAGAAATTGCAAAAGAAGCAGATCAAAGCAAGGCTACACTTGATACAATGAGTGGTATGTTTGGATTAAATGCTGTATTTTGGGGTTTAAAAAAGTTCTTTATTAGTGCTTTAACCGCAATTATCATATTTGTTGTAGTATTCGTTATACTTAGAATATTAGCAACAGTACATCCAGCAGCTGGTGCAGTATTTAGTATATTCAATATGATCGGATCCGGACTATTAAGTTTGGTAAAAGTATTAACTCCACATGCATTTGAAATATCTAACTTTGCTTCAAAAGACAAAGTTGATGAATATAAGTCCCCACTTACTAAGATAGTTGATGTAATTCAAGAACTCAAAGAAAAGCAAAAAGAATCTCCTGACAGAGTATATCCATTGACCGAAGTGTTAAAGAGATTTGACAAAGAAATGGACAACTCTGAAAAAGATTTGATTGATGATATCTTGAAAGAACAAAAGTGGACGAAGTGAGATAATTAAATATATTTATTATATAATTGTTTTAGGTGTTAAACTCGTTTTAAATAACCAAAAACAAATATGGACACAAATACTGTACAAGTAATTTCAGAAAAAGTATTAGAATCAACAGCGCAAGATATGACAGGCAAATATGTCTGGATGTTCTTAGCCGGTTTAGTAATTCTAATATTCAAATCAAGCATTGAAAAGTTAGCAGCTGCGCTTTTTATGTTTATTGGATCCGATTATAAAGAAGATGACGTTGTATATGTTGATGGTAAACCAGGAAGAATTGTACGTGTAGGTTTAACCAAAACGGTATTCTTTATATATGATGTAGTAGATGGTAAGGTTGTAGGTGGCAGTAAATTAGTTATTCAAAATGAAAGATTGGCCGGTCTAAATATAGAAAAACCACTACCTCAGTTGGATTTGGCTCGTTTCAAAAAAGAAAACAAACAAGACTAATTTACTTATGGCAATCAATATTTTTACCCACATTAAACGAGGGTTGTATGATAACGTATACAATTGCATCGAAAAAGAAAAAATAGACGTTAATCAGAGAGATGACGATACCGGCAATCCACCATTGGTTGTTGCAGTAGAAGAAAATCAAATAGAAATAGTCAAATTGTTATTAAATCGTGGCGCCGATGTAAATGTAAAAGATTGGACAAGCAAAAATACTGCATTAGATATATCTGAACAAAAAGGGTTTAAACACATTTCAGAATTATTGCAAGGTCGAGGTGCAAAATATAGTAGTGGTAGCAGTTTTCATTTGGCTGCTAAGAATGGTGATATTGTTTCTATTGAAGAAATGTTGAGTAAAAAACAAGATATCAATGAAGTTGACGCTGGTAAAGGTTGGACAGCACTACACTATGCGGTTAATTATGGACAAAAACATTTGGTTGAATATTTAATTGTTAAAGGTGCTGATGTCAACAAGAAAGATTTCTTAGGTAAAAACAATCCAATAGATGTGTTATCCAATGTTAATAGAGGTGAAATTGTTAAGTTGTTAAATAAAAATGGCGCTAAATCTGCTGGTGGTGTTAATATTCATTTTTGTGCTGAAACCGGTGATTTTGAAGGTGTACAGTCATTTTTTGATAAAGACGGTAAAATTAATGGTAGAGATGAAAAGAATGGATGGATGCCATTACATTACGCCGTTAATGCTAACGATGTTGATATGACGGAGTTTTTGGTACATTTGGGTGCAAATGTTAATGGTGCAGATTTTAAGGGAGAAATTGCTCCGTTAGACATTGCATTCAAGACAGGCAATGTAGAAATGCAAAGTTATTTACAAGCCAAAGGTGCTTTAAGAAAGAAGAAACACGATACGGGTGGTAATGGTAAAGATGTAAACATTTATATTACAGATGAAGTTAAGAAACAAATTGCGTTATTCATTGAAAAACGCAATCGTGAAGAAGAAGCAATAAAGAAACTAGAAGCAGAACAGACTGCAAAAGAACCAAAAAAGAAAGATGCACCAACAAAAAAGATTAACTGGAAAGACTTTTTAAAATTAAAGAATATGCCGGTTGTAGAAAAGAAAGAAGAACAACCAAAGGTTGAAGTACCAAAACCAGTTAAACAAATAGTTCGTAAAGTTGACAAGATCGACGTGGAAGTCAAATCAGGACGATTACAATTAGATACTGAACAAGAAGGTTTCATATTCTTTATGGATATTGTGGCTTACAGTAAAAAAACCACAGATGAACAAAAGAAGGCTTGTAAAGACTTGGGTACACTAGTTAAATCTACAATGCAATATAAAACAGCTAATGCTCTTGAAAAGTTGATTATATTACCCACCGGAGATGGTATGGTAATGGGATTTTTCACGTATCTAGAAGATGCAATGAATTGTGCCGTTGCTATAGCTAAAGCAGTAAAAGATAGACCCGACTTACAAATGAGAATGGGTGTACACTGTGGACCTGTAATTCCAATGGAAGATATCAATGGAAATCTTAATATAAGCGGTGATGGAATCAATTATGCTCAAAGAGTAATGGATGCGGGTGAAACAAATCATTTATTAGTTAGTTCAGCTGTAATGTTGAAATATGATAGACCAGCATACGTTTTGGTAAATGATTTGGGGGATGTAATTGTAAAACACGGTGTAATAATGCATTTGTACAGTTTACACGGTACCGAGTTTGGTAACAAAGAATTTCCATCAAGTAGAGTAAAAAAAGCAGAACCAACAACAAATAAACCATTATGAAAATGATACCTTTGGGAAGACAATATCACGCAAGTGTTGTTAATACAGATTTGGATGTATATAAAATAAAAGATAAAGTAATGGGTGTACGTACAAGTAATCATCCAGGTCCATTTCAAATTTCAGATAAACTCGGTATCATTAAAGATAACGATACCAAGATCAGAATTGTAGTTTATAATTCAAAAGGCTTGTTTTATTTAATATAAATGTTGACATTCTTTATTATAGGTTTATAATGGGGGAATGTCCGAATATTGTGATACCTCATTGCTTTATCTCAAAAGTATCAATAAGAATGTTGCAAAAACTCTTATTGAAAAAAACCATTATACACACAAATGGTCTCTTTGTACTGTAGCTTATGGAGTTTATTATAAAGAGTATATTGAAAGCACATTCTTTGGTGGTTTTAACGAACGCCTAATAGGTGTATTAGTATATGGAAATGCCGTGGGTAGAAATGCAAGTACCAGCATATGTCCTCTACTTACTAATAACAATGTGTTGGAATTAACACGACTGTGGATTGCAGATGGTTATGGTAAAAATATAGAAAGCTATTGTATAGCTGAAAGTTTTAGATTATTAAACACAGATTATCCACAAATAAAATGTATTCTTAGTTACGCGGATAGTGAAGCTGGTCACGTTGGAACAATATATCAAGCAACTGGATTTGTATATCAAGGTGATAACTATGTGGATATTGCACTGATGCCTAACTATAGTGTTAGTTTAATTGGCCCCACTGAATATGATTGGATACATAGTAGAAGTGTATATGCACGTTGGAAAACACACAGTGTAGATAAACTAAAAGAACGTATTGGTAGAACATTTTGGCGCAAACGTGAAAGCGGTAAACATCGTTATATCAAGTTTATAAGCAACAAGATAGAAAATAAGAAACTGGTTAAATCTCTTAAACATAAAGTTCTACCTTATCCCAAAGATACTTCGTTCAAAGAAGAAGTGCAAGAAATCGTTGTAGAAAATACCAACGAATTTTTCGATTAGTGCAAGAAAAAACCCCAACTTTCGTTGGGGTTTTTGAGTTATTTTATTTCTACTAAGTATTATACGGTATCGAGATCACCGATAATAACTTTTCCATAGAACTCTGGGCGCACGACCTTCTTAGCGTAGCGGGTCATTACACCTCTACGTGGAGTGAAGTTCACTGGATCATAGACCAATGGAGTTTGGATTAGTGGGATATAAGGAGCATATACTGCGCCTGTTTCTAGGAAGTTATTTCCACGGAAACCAACCAATACGATATTATCGGTCATATATGGGTTCTTGTAAACTTGGAAGCGACTTGCGAAGCTACCAACACGTGCAACGCCCATTGCGAACTTAGCACTGTCACCATCGGTGTTTACTACATATCCTGGAATTGATTCCAAGATGGTTGCTACGTCTGGACTTACGACCAAGAAGTTAGCACCACCACGGAGGGTCAATTTTTGGATTGTGTTAGATACCTTTTGAATCTTGTTACCAAGAGTTTGGAACCAAGTGCTCTTAACGTAAGCTGTACGATTTGCAGAAGCATTTGCATTACGTGTGAATACTGCGTCACCAGTAGTTGCATTCAATCCCTTGCTGAATTCAACACCGATTTGGGCGGACCAAGCTTCGGTAGTTATACCTTGAACGGCACCGTTCAACATTTCTAGGATTTCTAGATCGATTTCCATAGATACGTATTCACTCAACAGAGCAGTCAATTCTGCTTCTGCATCAATAGAGTGATATGCGTTCAAGTCTTGCGCTAATTCTGGGGTCCAGACTGCCTTTAGTTTACGGGTCTTAGCAACGATTGGTTCGCTGTTTAGTACCAAGTTAACTTCTGGGATACTGATATCAGTGTCGATGCTTTGAGTAGCAACGTTAGCAGCTGTACCAGAACCTTCACCTGGTGTCTTACCAGCTTCAAAGTCACCACGTAGGTTGTCCGTAGGTTGTAGACTATAGATCAATTTAAGTCTTGGACCGGAGGCGGCGCCAGCGAATGTACTCTGTGAAGCGGATACGATGTATACAGTTTGATAGAATGGATTGCTCAAACTACCAGTATTGACCGCTTTGCTGTAAGTGTTCAACACCACACCGTTTTTAATGAGTGCGCCTGGATTGGTCGCACCTGAACCTGAGATCAAGTTGAATGAACGCACTGCATTCAAGTCAACGTTGTATAGATTTCCGTAACTTGATACAGGGGTATTATTATCATCGTGATTCAAGATTACTTTAAACAATTTCTTAGCTACCACGGAACCACTCAATTCAGCATCAAATTGTACGTCATTCCAAGAAGCGGTTTGAATTGTACCACCGTTATTGGTTGCTCCTGATGAATACGTGATTGTAATAGCGGAACTACTTACTGGACGAACTGAATATGCAAAAGCACCTTGGCCGTATAAACCACGTACTGCGCTATCAGTTGAACCCAATTTCTTGCCTGTACCACCAAACAAACTGTCGTTCAATTGCTTACCGGCGCGGGTAGTTACAGAACTACCGTTGTTCAAGTTGCGCAAATCTGAACCAGGAGCGTTAGTACCATACTTGAAGTCTAGATAGAAGATTAGACCAGATGGTAGATTCATTGGTTGAACGCTTACGAATTCCTTCGCAGCGATTTCAGCAAACACACGACGAACCAATGGAAGAGCTACGCCAGCCCATTGTTCTGAACTGGTAGATGTACCAGTTGTGGTTGCTTCGTCAAGCAATTGTTTTGCTTGATTTTCTAATAGGATTGACATATGTGCTTTTTCAACACCTTTGCAACCTTCTAGGAGGCCTGTCTTTTCCCATTTGCCTTGTAGTCCACGTGTTTCTGCCATTAATTTGGCCTGTGGATTCATATTGTTTGTCAATAGACTTTTAATATCCATACTCATATTTGTATCTTTCTTTATTTAATTACTGTTAGGTTTTTACTCGCAAACTAATTTTACTTCTTGATTCCTGCGAGTTTTTGGAATCTTGAAGTCATCTCGTCAGCGTGTGGTTCTACAATAGTAGATACTGGCTTAGTTGATGATACTTGTTTGCTTGCCAAACCTTCGGTGATAGTGTGAGCAGTTGTATTGGTTTTTTTCTTGACAACTGATGCACCGGAATTAAATGATTCGGCTAAAACTGTATATGCCAACTTGACTTCACGGATGTTTCTGGTCAAGTCGAAAGTGTTAATGATCTTAAGTTTTTGATCTTCGGTTAAACTCTTACCTTTGAACAACTTGTTGGTATAAAGCAACTTAGCATTCAATAGGTTGGTTTCAGATAGAACGCCCTTCATAAACTTAACAGTGCTTAGAGCTTCTGATAAATGTTTCTTAAGAGATTCGTTTTCTTCGTTGATAGCGACCAAAGCTTCTGCCATTTCTTCGGCGGAAACTTCGTCTGCATATCCTCCTTCAGAAGGAGATGGAACTTGTGCTGGAGCGGGAGCTGCAGGTACTTGATCTACAGGTGCTTGAGCATCAGGAGCAACAGGAGCTGGAGCTGGAGCTGGAGCTAGTGCAGAAGGATCTTCAGCTTCTAGTTCAGCAAGAAGTTCGTCTAGATTAATATCACCCATGTCTTCGCCCATTTCTTCACCTGTATCGGGTGTTTCAGAAGAACCTTGACTGTGCATTTCGTCAGATACTTCGCCTTCTAATTCAGCTAGAATTTCATCTAGTTCTTCACTAGTTACTTCATCGCCTTCTTCAGATGAAGCTTCTTCTTCAAGTTTAACATCAAATTCTTGTTTACCGTTTGAAGATGTAGACTTGAGTGTAGATGGATTTGCTGGCTTAGAAGTCTTAGCTGTTAAACCATCATTTTTACCAATGTTAGAAGATGCAAGCTTTTCTTCAATCTTACCTTCTTCTTCTTCGGTTGATTCTTCTGCCATTTCTTCTTTGAGTTTGTCCGCAAACATTTCTTTCATACTGTTTGCAAAACTTTCTTCAAGGAAGGTTTTTGCATTTGCCAATGCTGTTTCACGAACAGCCTTTGCATCCGCAATACTTTCTTTTAATAGATCGCTCATAATTATATTTCTGCCTTTCTTATTGTTATTTGTTTATGAAGCTATTGAAGAACTCCAAAGAAGATAAATCGCTGTCACATCAAAGAATGATGTATTTGAATAATAAATATAATTAAAAACGTAAATATATCAAAATATTTTATATTTATTGATATATGCCAGCACAAAGTGAAAAGCAAGCGAGACTATTCAGATTAGTACGAGCCTTACAAAAAGGAAAAATTAAACCTGGAAAAGTATCTTCAACAGTACGTACAATGGCTAGTACTATAAAACCAAGTAGCGTTAAAGATTTTACCAAACTAAAAGAAATATTGAAAAGTCTCAAAGAGTCTGAGTATTCACTGAGTGATTTTGACATTATCAAAGGAAAATCTTTTAATCAAGTGTTGAAAGAAAACGAAGGAGTTCCATTTGTCAAAAAAGAAATGTTGATATTTCAAAATAAGCAAAATGGATTTAGCGGATTTGGCAAAACCAATTTTATTCCAAATGCGCCGGAAAACACACAGATACAAACCGAAATATTCAGTAACGGTAGTACAAAAAAGTATGTGTTTAAAAAATTAATAGATCAAAAAAATGAAAATTTAATTGTTTATGCTTGTTTTGTACAAAGAACCTATCCTGATCGACCAGAAAAAGAAATATTTAGTATGTTGAGTACCGGTGTAGATAAAAACAAAGATAGTGAACAAACAAGTTCGTTAGCAGACTTTATAGATAGAATTAACTCTTATGGCCTATAATTTTAATCCCAATTTTTCTAAACATATGAATTCTAAAAAAGATAATTATAAGTTCATAAAAAGAACTGGCGAAGAAAACGCTTATTCAAATCCCGATGTACGTGAAATGAATAATAGTTATAACAAGTACAAATCGCCAAAATTAATTAACTTTATAAATAATGATAATTTTGAAGAAGAAAAAATGTACAAACTTGAAGATATAGATAATCCAAATGGATGGAATTTTATGGAGATAGATTTGTTAGGCGAAATGGATTTTCGTATAGATGACGAGTACAGAATGTTCTCTGAAGTAGAAGTTCCCTCTTTAGATATGGTTAATGAAAAGAGAAAAACCTTCGTCTATAAAACAGACGAAGGTTATGTATTAGAATCAAATAGAAAATATGTTTTTGAATCGTTTATCTCGATGTTGGAATTTATCGATTCTATACCGATGCGTTAGTACTAACATTGGTTGTTTGTGGATTTTCATTCATTGAATCTGCGATCTCAAAATAACGTTCCAATCTCATACCAACTTGTTCATACAACATTTCAAGTTGTTGTTCAATAGCTTTCATCTTTTGTGCTTCTTCGTACATCTTAGCGGCATCACGTTTGATTTCTTTCATATCACGTTCCACCATTTTAGCTTCCATCCATTCGTTACATTCTTTAATAGCATATCGTTCTGCTAAATTAACAGCTTCCATAATTTTTTGTGCTGTTTCATAGACACTATCAGCTTTTAATCCTTTACGATATTCGTTGTAAGATTTAATAACCCCGACCATTTTTGATTTTTCTTCTTTGGTCAAAGCGACATAAGTCGATTCCGTAGAGTTTTCCAGTAAATGTTTTAATTTCATACTTTATAAATATTATAGTTCTGATAGAATGTTGTGAATAATTCTTTCAACATTACTATATGGGTTAATTATTATTTTTTGTTCAACGCTTTCATTGATTTTTCCCTGTGGATACATAAAAGCTCCTTGTGTACTTGGATTGCTTACGAAATCAAACGCAATTAAATCAAAATCGTCTTGTACAACATCTGCATTTTCACGCATATCTTTTTTAACACTTCCTAATCCGCGACTACTAATACCCAAAAGAATACCTGATTGTAGCAAGTCTCTTAAAATGTTACCGCTAGGCGTAGGAAGAATTTCAACTGTACCAACTAAATCTTTACTTTCCCACCCCATATCTACGATATTATGACTTACATTTTTTAAGTTAACAACAGATGATTCTGGGTGATCTAATTCACCCATAGCACGACGTTGTTTAACGAAATTTTGCATATATTTCTCAGCTTCTCTCTTCAACACATCTACTGGATACACACGGCCGTTTTGGTTTTTTGCGTCGGCACGTTGTAATACGCCGGTTACGTATAATTTTCCATCTTTAAGAGATTCATTTAAAGATGTTTTTTTAAATTCAAATGGTAAAATATCTATCAGTACTTGTTTCATATATATTAAGCTTTAGGTTGTGTTGTTCCCGTTTGTGCGTTTTGATCTTGAGTAGTCGCATCCTCTTTATCAGCGGTTATTTTGTTTGATGGAACAACATTTTGTTGACTGTTTGGTTCAACTAATGCTTTTGATTTAGCAACTTGATATTGATCCTTTGGCTTCAAATTATCAGCATTGCCTAAAATTTTAAGTTTAAATCCTGGTTTAACAAAGAATTTAGCCACCTTTTGTTTATTTTCCTCTCGTCCAATAATTATGATGACATATCTATCATAATAATAATCAATCGCAACGCCTGTTACATTGATTGTATAATCTGTTTCAGGCTGTTTGTATCCTTTACTAGCTCTAACCACAATCTTCTTACCCAAAATTTTATCCTGTATTGACTTTTGAAGATTATTCTTTAATGCTTCAGTCGAACTTTTTAATTTTGTATCAAATGCTGTAAAGTCAGGAAGAACATCGTATGTTTTTAAATCTACTGACGGCGCCGCAGCGGGTTGTTTAGGTTGAGCAGGTTGAGCAGGTTGAGCAGGTTGAGCAGGTTGAACAGGTTGTGGGGCAGCAACTGGTTTATCTTCTTGTTCGTATTTAAGAGTATCAAATCTCTCATACATAGGTAAAGCACCTTGTTTATATCCAATTAAATTGGGATCCATATCAGGATCATTGTGTTGAACCAAACCATTTTCGTCAGTATATGTATCGCCTAATTCAATTGATTGTGCTGGTGTTGCGTAAGCCGGACCACTATACATTTGATTTTCCAACTTATATCCATTACTTCTTTTGATAGCTTTAGCTAACTTATATCCCAATTGTGTCGCTGCTCTAATGTTTCCTGGTCCACGGCGGCTAAATGCAAATGGTGTTCTAGCAGCATCGCCTCCAACTGAAACAGGACCAGACGCGACCGCACCTGTACCTGTTGTACTAGCTTCATTTTTAACCTTTAACTTGGTTAAAATTCGTTTAATCTTTTCTTTAAGATTTTGTTTCATTTTTGACATCAATCTTTTTAATTTCTTCTACTAATTCATACGCATTCAATAAAGATGTCAATTGATTTTCTTTAATTATACCGGCACAAGATTTAGTAGAAAATTGACTAATAACTTCATTTATTTTAATTTTAACTACGTCAGATGTAACATTTTTTACTTGGTCTTTTAATACCAAGCTGATTCTTTTGTATTCTTCATTGACATATTTTGTAAATTTACTGGAATTTGAAACATTGGTAATATATTCCTTCAATAGTTTCTTTTGATCTGGCAATAAATCGTTGTATTTACTATTGAAATTTTCAATTAAAAACTTGTATGCTAACAATCTAACGTCTGCAGTTTGACTTCCATAAACATCCAACGATTCTTGATCCGACTTCTTTTCTTTTGTCAAATTTTCAACGATGTACTCTCTGGATTCTATTAACTCAGTAACTTCAAACTTAACCCCACTTTTATCTTGGTCTTCAAATAATTTATAAATGGAAGCATATAACTTATAATTTGGGATTTTGTTCTTTAAAAAATCATCAATGTTATATTTTTCTTTAATTTCTTTGATGATACTATACTTTTGTTTATTTAATTCACGTTCGTCAAGTTTAGATCGTGTTTGTAATACAACACCCAAAAGTCGTTCGGCCGAAGATACATCTTTACTTTTTTGTTGTAAAATAAAATTATAAAGCTGCACCTCTTTTCCAAGTTCTTTACTTTCGTGGAAGTACTTGAACATTAAATTTTTAGTAAATGATTCATCTTTTCCCGCTAGAATGTCTGATGTAATTTGTCGAGTGAGTAGTTCAAACAATATTCCAGCATTCTTGAATTTTGAATGTTTTGCTTTCTTGTGCATATTATTTATTATTATTTATAAATATAATCAATGTGGTTAAATATATAGGAATTATACTATTCTTTTATATTTTGTTCGTCCATGAAAGAATTTTTGTTTCCTTCCATCAAACTTTCTTTTTCTTGATCCAACGTTTTTAACAAATCTGTCAGCCCCTTAATAGACTCCACAGACAATGGCGATCCATTTTTATATTTGTGCGATACTGATAAATCACTGCGTCTATTGTTTTCTAATGTGCCTAGTGGATCTTCCCCAAAAGGATATTTACTGGCATCTTTTCTACCAGTTTGATCACGTTTTTCTGATAACTTTGGGGGAGTTGATGGTTCACCACCAGCTTCAGCGCCGGTATCTTTACCACTATCATCTCCTCCTTCAGGAGCAGTGTCAGTCCCAGGCTCACTACCACCTGGTTCAGCTCCGCCACCACCGCCGCTTTCACCCTCCTTATCTTTTTTATTTAAAAAGGATAGAGCTGGATCATTGCCTTCTTCTTCAATCTGCTTAAATCTATAATTTCCTTTAGCGTCGTCGATTAGTTGTTTTTGCAGAGTTATCATATCATGATCTGATAAACCAAAGATATTTTCATAAATCCATTTCTTAGAAAATACTTTTTGTTCTTGCATATCTTTGCAAAGTTCCACTTTGCTCTTATATACATCGATTTTTTCTTTTTCAAATATAGTGGACGGATTAGTTAATTCCAGTGTAAAATCTACTAATGATTCGTCTCTATATCCTTGGCTATATAAATGAATAACCGCAATTTTATTCAATTCACTAACCATAATACGTTGTATACGTTCTACTGTTCTAGCAAATCTTATGTCTTCAGCTGCTAATGTAGCTTTACCACTCAATGATTCATCATATCCCAAAAATGCTTTGGGTATCTTAAGTGCTGCCATCATTTTATTACGAAGATACTCAATGTCATCGGTACCAGTCCACTCTAATCCAGATAAATTTTCAATACTGGTTCCACTATCACTACCACGAACAGGCAAGAAAAAGTCCTCTACCATGTTTTGTAGATTGAATCTTAAATTATAATCTCCGGTTTCTTGATCCAAATATGGTACCTTTTTCATTTGGTCCATAATACGTTGCATATGATTGTCAACTTCATTTGGTGGAATATTACCAATATCAACTTTGAAAATGCGTTTTTCAGGCGCACGCATAATACGATGAATTAACATTGCGTCTTCCATCAAACTCAATTGTTTCCAAACACGTCGGGCGCCTTCTAAAGTACTTTTTCCATATGGGAGAAAGTTACTATCGCTCAATAATCTAAAATGAGCAATTTGATAGTTCTCCAAATCCTCCATCTTGTTTCCATATGGCAAATTGACTTGAAATTTAACAAAGTTTTTATTGGTCAAATGTGCATTTTCTACACGTGTTACATAATATGTACTCAATGGTTCTACCAAATAAACACCATATTCAGGGCTAATATGAAGTCGTAGATAAAAATCACCATATTTAACCATACACCGTGACCAACTCCATAAATTAAACTCTATGTTCAAAATATCATAGAATAGATTGTGCAAAATGTTTTTAATTTCATCGTTGGAAGATTTGATATGAATTACTTCACCCATTTCATTTCGGGTTGTACATTCATCTGCATAAATGTCCAACGCAGATGATAGAATTGGATCCATATCCATTGTATCATAATCACGAAATAGTTCTACACGACTGCTTTGATATGATAAATTAAAATCTCTAGTATATTGATTATACGAAGTAGTACGTAATCTATTAAACCTGTCTCTTAAACTATTACGATCTGTAGCGTACTGAATTTCATCAGTATCAATAACTTTTAGTTTTTTACCACCAATGTTGCGAACGATCACGTCGTTTGAAAACAAACGCTTCAAACGAGCGAATAAAGACCGACTCCGTAATTCTTGAAAAGATTTATCTGACATATGATTTATCTATAATATATAAGTATTTACATCAACCAAGTTAAACTTTCTTTTTTGTCATTTACCGTGAAATCCATAGTTTTATGATGATCTGGTACCGCGCTTACTTGTTTCGGAATTGAAATTTGACTTGAGACTTTTGATATTTTTGAAATGATTGCACGGTTATAAGCTATTTGTTCATTTCTAAGCTTCAACGCTGTTTCACGTATCCACAATCCAATTCCAATTGCCATAACTAAATCGTCATTATAACCCCTCATCGCTTCTGCTTTGGGTCCGTTCCAAACGAACACATTCAGTTCTTCATATAATCTTTTAGACTTCATAATCACTTGTTTTTGTCTAAAAAATAACTCCAAATTACTTACGATTAAAGGTCTATTTTTACTAGTTGTTGTAAATCCAGGAATTAACTTTTTATCAGCTGTATTTAATTTATTAGAATATGTTTTTTCTACATCAATCACCGTCAAATCAGTTGCGCTATAAAACGTATTTTGATAGTCTCGGTCAATAATTTGTTGTAATGTAGCCCACCCTATAGTGTTATTTTCTACCACCAATAAAGCATTGTTATATTCAGTAGCAACACTAACCAATAAGTTTCCATAATCTTTTGTAGTTAACTGACCTTTATATTCAGCTACTTGTTCCAATGTTTCTATATCTATAACGTGGAATGCACTAAAATCACCACCGTCTCCTCTAGCACAGTCAGCTGTCAATATGTAGTTTTTACTATAATTAGGATAATCCCAGATCCATAGGTCTTGATTGTTACCTCGCTTTTCAACAGGATCTTTTAGATGTGTTTGTTTGTAAAACTCAAGAATATCTACACTTACAACTTGATTACCAGATGTACTAAAGTCGCAATCACATTCTTGTGCTGCACCTTTTACTCCTGACAACTCAGTTTGTTTATCTCTCCACGTTTGATCTCTTTCTGGGTGTAAATGCCAAGGTAATCTAATTGTTTTAAAATTATTCTTGCCTTCTTCAGATTCAACCCAAATTTTATGGAAGAAATTGCCAACACCGTTTGGCGTACTTAGTATAATAGCTCTACCACCAGTAGACAGTGTATATTGAGAAGACAGCCAAATTTCTTCAATACCATCGATAAATGCGGCTTCGTCGATAATTAGTAAAGATAGTGCTGATGAACGACCTGCTGTGCCGGCGGATGAAACTGCTTTGATTTGTGAACCATTTTTTAATCGTAATGACAATCTATTATCTTCTACACAAGGAACTTTTAACCAACTTGGAAGGTTATCGTTTGCAAATCTTACCTTAGTGACAATTTCTTTCGCTGTTTCTTGCGTAATACTAATACAAAGAATGTTCTTATCATTATGAAATGTCATTAACCACAAACTATAAGCGGCTGTAAGGGTACTGATACCCATCTGACGACTCTTAAGAACAATGTTTAATTGATTATCAACAAAGTTTTGTAAAGCATCTTCTTGAAATGGATATAGTTCAAATGCAACCGTGCCTCTAATAGGATGTTGAATCTTAACATACTTCTTCATAAAGTATATAGGATCCTCTATACACTTCTTATACTCTTGTTTTATTATTTCTCTGAGATTTGGCTGACTCATATTTTTCTTCGTATTCTTTTATCTTAGGGGTCAGTTCATCTAATCGTATATCAATAACCCCTATATCTTTAATTAAATCTTCAAATATTTTATTGTAATCTATATTGCCATCCCATTTTTCAAATGATCCATCTTCTTCAAGAAATGTAACATCTTTATCTTTATTTTCTTCACAGAACTTTTTACTTTCTTCAAACTTTTTCTTATAATCTTCTAAAATACTACGTTCATTTTTTAAATCCTGCAGTTCATTATAGACATCAAACATACCCATCAATTTTAACTCAGTTTGAAAATTAATAAAACAGTCGTAACAATATCCAGTTTTAGGCCAAACTCGGTCGTCCAAATAATTGCCCCATCGAACATCCATATTACACGTTTTACAACGTTTTTCATTAATAATCGTGGCACGTTTTGAAACTCTGCGTTTACTATTATTCTTCCAAACCCATTTGTGTCCTTGACTATCCTCCCATTCTTCACCTTCTTTGCGTTTATTGTTCTCCAAATTGGCATCGTAGCCAACTTGTACGAATGGACGATTGCCTTCTAGGTAATCTTTAACGATGCCTAGATTACTTTTACCTGATGCTTTCTTCATAACAAATACGTATTTAATTTATTTCTTAAACTTACTTCCAAGACCTTTTATAATAAAACTTCCTGTAATTTTAAATGGATCACTGTAAATACTTGAATCTCTCACAACTATACCTTCGTGTTTTTCTAAATCGCCAATTTCACTGGTAGCATTTTTTAATATTTCGTCTCCCAATTTAATTGTGGTTAAATAAACAATAGTATCATTAACTATTTTATTTACATCTTGACCGGCAAAATCTTGACTGATATTTTTACTATCAACCGATTTTAAAAATTGTTCACGGGTAATCAGTGGCGTTTTAAACTGTAATCCTTTTAACCAGTCTTTCAAAGACTTAGTTACAGCTTCACCTGTGGGATACAACGTAACTGATTGCGTCAAAACACTCGCTAGGTTTGGTTTTGATTTGAAAGTAGTATCAACACTACCCAATACCTTAAAACCACTCTTCATAGCAACCACATTTAATTTGTTTATATAAGATTGCATAGCTGTTTTATCATACGGTATTTCAACAGCTTCTCTTGATTTAACACTTCCATCTTTACCAAAAGTTTTTGGCTTAATTTCTTTTAACCCGTGAATAGCTAAAAAGTTTCCAATTTCTCCATATCCAAGTACATTTGTTTGACCCTCTACATATTCAATGTTGAATAGTATATTAGGATTATCTAATAAACCCAATGTCTTTAACTCAGTTTGTGTAGATGAAATTGCTGCGTCGAATATATTAATAACTTTAGCCCCTATATTGACAAATCCATGACCAGCTCCAAATCTTGTTTGTAAGTCCTCAGGTCGCATTCCTTTAATATCAAGCGGTTTTGCTGATCCACGATCCATTACAAATTGACCGTTTACCATACGAATACTTGCATTAACACCGTCAATCTTTACACTGCCAGCTCCTTGTTTTAAAGATTTAACTGATTTTGCAAATACATCTACCAATTTAGCGCCTGTATCGGCAAAATCAAATGGGTGTGCCATATGTCCACCAACACCGCCTTCACTAATTACTTCGTTTAATATATTATTTAGTCTTATCATATGGTTTTAAAAATGTTTTATCAAATACAGGAATTGCTTTTTTGTAAGAACTCTTTGTTTCATCAAGAGCATTATCTGTAAATTGCCAATTCCAAAATAATTCATTTGGCGTTTTGAATCCAAAAAATTGTAATACTTCTTTTTGTGTTTGAGTAACATCTTTTCCATTCCAATTTTGACCAGTAGCAATAAATCCTGAATCTATATCTTTTACTATATTACTTTCACCCAAAGTAGAATGTCTGTTCTCAATCCACGTCAATCTCTCAATTAATTTCTGATAAAAACCGTTGGCTTGTCCCCATCTCACACTAGCAAAAAATAAAACGACATCACTTTCAAATAATTCTTTACTTATTTTCCATAATTCATCACTTTTATTATTTATACTAGCCCAGCAACGATGATCACCTGTAGGATTTTTCTCTTTATCTTTTAATGAAGAATCTTTTGTTCCACAATGATTTCCCCATTTAGATGATACGTTACCCTCACACGGAAATATGTTTAACTTGGTTGTATCAATCAAAGTTACTTTTTCTTTACCAAGTAATTCTTGTATTTTAAATGCAAGTTGTGTACTTTTAGCAATATCATCTTTATGTCCACTCCATCTATTACTAGTAGTTAATAATAGTACTTTGTTTTTGGTACGTAAATAATCTATTGTTTTTTTGTATTTACGAGCATAAAGATCCATATCTTGCTCGCTCTGAGGAAGTTTGGCTTCTAATAATAAATCGGTTAAACTGATCATTTTGCTAATTGGTCTAGTTTAGATTGCATAGTCATACCACGTATAACTTCAGGCGTACCACCATTATCTCTATTAAAATAACGCTTATAATTACTTAATGCTACATCCAATTTAGCTTTATCAATAGTCCCTTCAGATAACATTTTTTTTACCATTTCCAAATTATTAACCACTAATACATTGGTATCAGTGATAACTCTGTCGATTAATATTAATAGGGATGGATCAATTGATTCTTTAACTTGTGGTTTGGTTAAATCTTCAATGATTTTAGTCAGTCGTATCATAATATATAAATATACCCATCAAATAAAAAACCCCGCTTATTTCTAAGCGGGGTTCGTTATTATATTTACTTTAGATTAGGAACTAAAACTAGCACCTGTTGGTAGAATGTTGAAATCAAGAATAATGAATTCAGCAGTTCTAGTTGGTTGGATGAAGATTTGTCCGTAAAGAACATTACGATCAATCAAGTCAGGAGTATTGTTTTCATCGTCCATTTTGACTTGGAATGCGTAGATACCGTTACGTTGTTGTACTGATTCCAAGTATGGAGTTACAATACTCAAGAAACGATTTCTTGTAGAAGCAACGTTTTGTTCGAATACCAAGTAGTTGCTTGAACTTGCGATAAACTTCTTCAAGTTGATCAACAAACGACGTACATTGATACGATCCAAAGCGCTTGGGGCGATTTGTAGAGTCTTTTGACCCCATACACAGATACCTTGACCGGGGAATGCTGCGATTGGATTTACACGACCTTCGTACAACGTATCACGTTCACCGTGGGTTACACGATCAAGTACTTGTACAGCGGTTGCAATACCACCACGGTTTAGACCTGCTGGAGCGTACCATTCAGCAGCGGAGTTATCGTTAGCAGCGTAAACTGCTGGTAATACCACTGAAGGAGGAACATTGATAATCTTGTTGGTGTTAGTATCTAGGATCTTAACCCAAGGATAATAAGTACCTACATAATTACTGTCGATTGTGGCTACACTGTTGATAGCTGCATCAATCAATCCTACGGTTTGATTGCTTGCTGGGAACACTACGTTATCCATAATGTAGAAACAATCTTGACGAGTTTCACACATATCGATAACCAATTCAGTTACATAACTGTGTTGTTCACGGAATATACCTGGGGTTACAATCAAGTTGATATCAAATTCATCTGGATTACCGATTGCAGCAATAGATTGCTTATAAGCGATACTACCAGGACTATTGATATTTGTACAATCTAAACCTTGTGTATTACCAGCTGTAATATTACCACCCACATTGATTGGAATTGCTGGCCATTGACCTTCAAATCCGCCTTGGAATCCAAGTACGAACTTACGTAGTCTGACATATGTAGATTCATTTACAGCGTCGTAAACACTTGGAATACTACCACTCAATGTTGGAGATAGTAATGATCCTGTACTCACGTATGTACCCTGAGCATAGAATTTACTATTTGTTGTACCCCATACCTTATCTTCTAAATCGAAGTCGATATTTGCACCATTACTATCAGTTGATCCATAGTATGGCAATGGCTTGAAGTATTGCTTAGTGTTATTTTCTACACCTACACCAAATGAAGATGTTGGATATAGAGCTTGAATTTCAGTGTCAGTACCTGGTACACTACCAAATACTGTACCTGATGGATACTTACCAGGCCCTAGACCGTAGATACTTGCCTTACTGTATTGTATAGCAGGTACATAACTACTTGCAGTACTATCAATAGGTGTACTATATGATTCAAATCCGTATGGTACGCAACTTACTGGGTAAGAAACGTCACTGGCTTCAATTCTGATATACTTACTTAATGTGGTAAAATCACCGAATTGAATTATTTTACCAGCATAAGTGATATATGCATATCTGTTACCAATTCTACGAGCAACATAGTTTGCGGATTCTGGATCCAAATTCAAGTTTTGATAGATTTCCAAATACTTTGGCTTCTTATCAGTATCACTATAAGCACGTACTGATAGTGTGAAACTACCCCATTCACTGCCTGGGACAGTACCAGACAACTTAACGTTGCTGATTTCAATCTTGAACTTAGTGTTACTTGGTGTGCCATCGCTCAAAGTGTGAACTTTGAACAACTTGAACTTAGTTGGTGAAGCGGCTACATCAGCACTACCTTTGAATGGAGCAATCTTTTGACTGTAGATCCAAGGGGTAGAAGCATTGGTGATGCTAAATTGACTATCGCCGTTATTCAAATCAGTACTATATTGATCGACAAACTTTAGAGGTTCGCCAACAATTGAACTTCCTGATAGATTGCTTGTGCCTACTTGTAGTTTCCATCCATAAGCACTTGTCTTTTCAGCTACGAACTTCTTGATGCTATCTTCGAATAGAACGTAGTTGTAAGCAGCTTCAACTTTTTGACCAGCCACTTGTTTATTAGGATTGCCAACGGTTGGATCCATACCAAATACGTCTTTGATATAGTTATTATCGTTTTCATTTAAACTGAAGTCGTAGTAACCATATGTACCAGCACTTGTGCCACCAGCTGTATTTGTATAACTATACTTTAATGCCAAGTTGTAAACATTTGCATTAGGGTCGATTACATTCTTATATGGGAATGTACTACTTGTCAATTGGCTCAATGTTGAGGTATTGAATCCGTATACTTCATAATCATTGCTAAATTGTGTAGAAGCATTTTGGGTATTTGCTAATACTGACAAGATCAACTTTTGACGACCTGTTAGTACTGGATTACATTGATCTGGGCTTGCATTGTCTTGACTTGTAAATGCGCCACTATACTTACCGAAGTCACCACTTATCACACCTATTACTTGTAGACCGGCTACACAACTTCCAACACCACGTAGTGAATGGAAACTACCACTTTGTAGTGTTAGTGTTGTGCCTGCTTCTACATTGAAGTTTGATAAATTGTAAGCGATATTACCATTGAAGTAAGATGAACTTACTAGATCAACGGTTGTTGTACTTTCATCAAATGCTGTGGCCACGGATGTTTCGGCATCTATATTTGCGCCTTGTAAACTTGATGTCAACAAGAAGAATTTAGTACCAACTGGCTTTGCATTACCATTTGCTAGAGTAGCGGTACTAAATTTACGTACTAATAACCCAGAAGAAACTGTACCGATATCAACTGTTTTATTAGCGTACAAGATACTACCACTTAACTTACCTACACCGTCAGCGTCATCTGCAGTTACACCACTTGTTACAGCTGCGGATCCGAATTTTACATTCAACGATCCACTGATTGTCATCGTCGAAATATCAATGCGTTGTACCAATTGAATTGAAGAACTCAATCCAGCACCACTCAAACTCGCAGTTGTAAATGATAATGATGAATTTGCACCGTAGTTAGCAAAAACCAAACCAAATGTATTTGGAGCAGTAAATGATGCGGTTAAGTAATTATTGTTTGAACTATCAAATGTTAGTTTGAACTTACTTGAACCACCACCTCCGACAGTAACACTACCACTTATACGCGATTTATCAAAATCAAATGCGGCCAAAGAATGATCTACTGAAGATCCCGCTTTTGCAACTTTACCGTTTCTGGCAACAACAGAGCTGCTAAACAATTCATAATGTCTTGTGGAAACAACTTTGTATACTTTACCCAAACTGGATGAAGTTGCCAAAGAAGCTGAAAGTGCATTGATTCCAGTAACACTTCCGACTGTAGCTAAATATGATGAAATTTCAGCAGTTGTTGCTCTCGTAAATGTAGCTGATCCTGTTATACCACTGCCTACTGAACCCTTAATTTCAGCCGAACCAGTGATGTTAACAGCGGTACTAGTTTGTTGATAATTAACGTTTGATACATAGTCAGTAGTATCAATATACATAAATGAAGCTGTTGTGATAGCTCCTTTATCAGCGTTTCTGTCCCAGATACCTGGTTGGGCATATACAATCAATGGATTCTTTTGCCAGTAACCGGTTAGACCACCTACACGAACAATAGTAACTATACCTTGTTGTAGTAGATATTCTTTCGCTGTGTATGGTCCATAATACACACCATCAGCGACACCGAATCTTGTTTCCAAGTCGGATACGCTGGTTATTGTATTTGGAAAAAACGCTGGTCCGTCAGCGAATGGAGCAATAATTGCTCCTCCAATGTTTGCTACTCCTTGAGCCAGACCGGAGAGGTCATTTTCACGTGTGAATACACCTGGGCTTACTATATTTTGTGTTGGGGCGAATCTTCCGCCTTCTGTTATTGGCATAATATTAATATCCTTTCGAAGTTATATTTAATTTATAAATATAACTGAAAAATCCAAGAACTAACTATTTATTATATCTTTAAATTTTTTGTTCTATTAATAATTGATCGATAACATCAATAACCATCTTTGGGGTTATTTCTTTGGTACATTCAAATTCTTCTTTTTTATCTGATTTTGGACACCATTTCCAATTTCCCTTATCAAATAAAGAATCATTCCAACATCCTGTACATACTGAGTGATTTTGCACTCTATATGGAGTTTCAAATTCAGCATATGGATAAGAAAACCCACTAATAAGTACAACTGGCTTTTTAACTGCCCAAGCTAACCAAGATAAGCCAGATGGTAAACCAATAAAGAATTCGCTGTGGTGTATCTGATTCATACGATCCACAAGTGGTTTATCTCCTGTATAATCTAACGCATTTGATGGCATATTGTTGACACAATCCCGGCCATTACCAAATACTTTATGTTTATCGATACAAATTACTTCAAAATCTTTGGATTTAAGATACTCGATTACTTTTTCCCATCCGCCTTTATTATTCCAATATTTGGCTTGACAGGTACTTTGTGTTGCGATAGTAACATATCTTTTCTTTAGTGGTCGTTCTTTGATTTTAAAATCAATCAAAGGCGACTCTGGTTCATATGGCAATCCCAAATAATCACTTGCTATTTTTTGCAGTGGTTGTTTTCTAGGATCAGATTTACATCTATCATTGTTTGCTCCATTTTCGTCAACATAATATCCCAATTTGTAAGTAGCGAATACATCCGATACAAATTTGTTATTGTCAATAAACTTAATTTTAGGATATTTTTTCTCAAAAATATTTTTTAAAGGCAATTTTACGTAAAGATCGCATTCGTGTTTCTTTCTGAATTGTTCTATGATAGGCATCCAAGCTAATTGATCGCCTAAAGAAAAACTTTCATATTCAATCAATACCTTTTTATTCTTTAAATTAAATTTATAAGTTTCTACCAATTCATTTGTCTTATTATCTTTAATATGAATTTCATAAGGAATGTAATATGTAAAATTACAACTTCCCCACCAATTATGTTTTAAATCAGTTTCGTACTTAATCGTGTCGTCGTCACTATTATAGAATGTGACGTGGAAACTTTGATCTGTATCCAATGGATTGTCTACTTCTATCTTAGCTGCGTCATTGAACGTATATTTAAATATAGCTTTTGTTTTAATACTTTGTTCATTCTTTTTTATATTTTCATAAACATTAATATGACGAATGGCGAATAATCTTTCGGTATAGTGATCATATAAATCAATTAATTGATGCACGCGATTGAAGTAAGAATTTTCGTTTGCGGATTGAAGTGCTTTATTTTTATACGTGTCATAATCACTAGTTATCGTTTGTACAGCAGACTTGATTTGTTCTACATTGCGATCAACTACAATCATACCGTTATATGATTTTTCTTCAAATGTACCTACTACAGGTAAACCACAACTCATTGCTTCTAACAAAGTTAAATTGGGATGTCCGGCTTCTAATTCAGATGGGTGTAAAAATATAGAATGATCATTGTATAAATTAATTAATTGTTCCTCCGTTAAATCAAATAGCTTGGTTAATTTATCGTAATTATTTAATTCAGAATCTAAATGATCAAAGAACTTTTTATTATTTGATGGACCAGCAATTGTAATTGGATATCCTAATTCTTTAGCAACTTTAATTGCGTATACAAATCCCTTTCTGTCATAAGATTGATTATTCGCATAACCATTATTTGCAACGCATAACAATTTATTTACATCGTTTTTATTATTTTTGCACACGAATACATCTGTGTTAACCGCGTGAGAAAAGTAACGTAATTTCTTACTGCCAAAATAATCAACCAAATATTTGGCTGGACATGTTGATAGTACACTGTTCTCAATAGCTTGAAGGTTTTCTTTATATACATCTGACTCTTTACCATATAAATAAGAATGGTGATCGTGTAAACTAAAGATATACGGTATACCACGTTTATGACATTCGTTCGCAAGATTTGCTACGTGGACGTGTACAATTGTGTCATCCGCATAATGAATTTCATTCAAATATTTTATTTGACAATCCAATCCTTTATTATTTAGAAGCTGGTAGTAATCCCAAATAATTTTTTCAACCGCTCCCCATCCATTGGGTGGAATAGGCAATAAACCCAGATTAACTTGTATAATTTTCATTGTGTAATATCAATAGAACCGTTAATATCTATATCCTCAAGTCGTCTAAAAGATTTTTTATAACTCCTCAACAAAATTTTATTTTGATCATATAGATTGTTTTCGATTTCGTAAAAGTTATCATTTTCAAAATCATTTGCTAAATAGAAGCAAACTTTATCTGATACATTGTATGTATGATAATTCTCCATTGTTCCGTTCTTTTTTATTATTATCTCATTTATTCTATCATCTACTTTATTATTAATATAAGTTAAAACGCCAAACTTATTTATATTCTTCATTCTCAGTACAGATAGATATTCTACCATCGAGAATAAATTATTCTTACTATTACTTAAATAAGTTTCTTCGTTGTTTGTATAATCTATGTGTAAATCATTTTTATAAGAAATTAGTTTGTTATAATAAAATTGTTCTAATCCATTTGAAATATTCTTTTTAGTAACAAAATCCATATAATCATCCGGCGTATAATATTTGAATTTTTCCAAAAAGAATTGAGTATTAATTCCATGGAACACTGTCTTAAATGTATCTCCCTCTAATGCTTTATCATAAAAAAAGAATGCTTTTTTATTAATCAGGATATCATCAACGTCATATAACTTTGAAAAATCTAAATCTGAAATAATCATATCATAATTAAAGCAAATTGCATTTTTATATCCAATTTTATTTGCTAGAGATATACCGTTATAATAGTTTATTAATACAGCGAGTCCATGATAGTTGTCACAATCCGATGGTGGAAAGTATAAACTAATTTTAGTGTTATTTAAATCGTATGTCCACCTATTATAGAAGTTGTGTTTTAAAATAGGATTATTTGCATCATAAACATAGTGATCAGCTGCTTTTTGTAAATTCACACTAGCTGGATAATGTGATGACAATAATACTTTATACCCAGCTTTTTTAGCTTGATTAATTGATTCTAGTGTCGTATCTTCAACAGCTTTAAAATTTGGATGCGTTGATATAATAACTACTGTATCTTTACTTGATGTTTTGTTAGAAATTAAATTAACCACTTCCAAATCTGAATTCATCCCCAATTTATTTTTTATAAGTTTTACATTGCGGTTAAAATTGGTTTCATCCAAATACTTTATATTTTCAAACACATTATATCGGTTGAGATAAACAGGCAAATTATATAATAGCGATGGTATATTATAAGAGATAGCTTCTTTAATTACAATTGGAGCTGTTTCTTTATCGGTAGCGTGTCCTCTACTAGTGAATAAAAACAAATCCATACAACTATAGAAGTTCTCTACATCTTTTCTTTCACCCCAGACTTTTACGTTGGATGGTAAATTTTCTAATATAGGCTGCCAATATGTTTTAAAGTTGTCGGCCATATTACCCAAACAATGAAATTGAACGTTTTCATTTTCCATTGCTCGAGCGTATTCTACAAATTCTTTTTGATTTTTCCGTGGCGTAAATAATCCGACATGCAATACATGTTTTTTAGTTTCATCCAATCCCAAAAAGTTTAGTCCCTCCGTTCTATTTTTTCTACGTTTAACTGCAATTGGATACTCAATAACCGCCGTGTTTACATTTAACGATTCAAGATTTTGTTTTTGATAATTACTTACAAAAGTAAACTGATCTGGAAAAACTCTTTTTTTCTTAGGATCAAAGCTGCTATCGTGTGATGTTTCAACGATCAGATATTCTCTATCTTTATTATACAATTTAGTCGCTAAATTAACATCCATAAAATACTCTGGCATTTCTTCAAGATGAATAATATCAGGCTTTATGTCATCTATTAGTTTAAATAATTCAAACTTGTTTGACGAGAGTGTGTAAAATCTTCCTCCGCATATTTTTTGAAGTTGTTTTCGTTGTACAACCAAAACCCCTCCCGTAATATCATCATATTCCACACAATATATTTCATAATCATTTATCAATGATTGTATCTTTTTTAACAAAAACTGAGGCAATCCGCCAGTGGAAAGATGTGGCGCTATAAACAATATTTTTTTCATAATTTACTTGTTGAGATAGATCGCATTCATATGTGATAGATTATGATCCAAAGCATTTTCTTTGTGAATCAATTTATATCCTAAATTTTTAAATCTATTAATTATCTTTGGAACATTTATACCATCGTTGTAATGAAATTCAAAAAATATACTATGGACATTTTTAAAAAATTCGTTGCTCGTACTTTCAAAAAATGTATATTCAGCTCCTTCAATATCAATTTTAAAATATGTTGGTAATTCCAAGTTATTATTTGCTACAAATTTTTCTAAATTAATAGCATCCACTTCAAATGTACCTGTATCACTAATCTTGGATCCTACCGTCCATTCTGTAGTACCAAATTTTACTTTTTTAAAAGTACCATCGATTGCATTATTAAATGTCGTTACATTTTTTCCATACTTATCTAAGTTATAATTCAAATATCCAAAAATCTCTGGATGTGGTTCAAATGCATATATTTTTTTAACATTATAATTAGAGCACGCAATTGAGAATGATCCTATGTTAGCTCCTAAATCATAAACAATATCGTTATCTTTTATTTTGAAATTATCTAAAAAATAATCATCATTAAAAAAAGTATGATATGGTTGATATGTAACATCGCCATCTTTAGATTTTAAATCTAAACATCTAAACTTTTTAGATCCGTGATAATTTTTACTAAACAAAAGATTATTATTATTTACGTCGGTTATTTCTATGGAAAAACCAGGATGAGTTTTATTAAATACATCTTTTATGAAAAATAAACGACGTTCATACGTCCACAAATCATAACCGACTGTGCAATGATGGTACAATAAATGTGATATGAGATTGGAATCTAAACTTCTAATTGTTATTAAGAATTCGCAATTAGTATTGATATCACTTATAGTTTGAAATAATCCATCTTCCGAAATTTCAATAGTTATATTTCCGAATTTTTCTAGATAAATTGTATCTGATAATGACATATTAAATATATACTACTTTACTAAACCCATTATCTTTTTTTATTTCTATTTGATTATCAACCATATCACGCATTTGATCCAAATGACTGATTACCCAAATAAAATCAAATTGATGTTTTAAATAGTTAAATAACGCACCCATTTGACCCAAATGATCACTGTCAGCACATCCGAAACCTTCGTCGATACAAATGATATTTGGTCTTGGTAAATTGCTAATATTAATCAATGCGACTCTAATGGCTAGACCACTCACAAACTTCTCCATACCACTAGCCATTTCAAGAGGCCACTGACGATCATCATATACGATATTAGTCATAATGTTCTTACCATCAGTTTGGAGTGTAATTGTAAATTCGACCAACTGTTGAAGAATGTTATTAACTTCTTTTTCAATTTCCGGTAGAGTTTTAGTTATGATTTCATATGGAATGCCGTCACGACTAACAACAGTTGTGTAATGTTTAAAAGATTCATAACTAGATTCAAGGTCTTTTACTTTTTGTAACTGATCGGTTACATTTTTATATTGCAATTCAAGTCTTCCTTTTTCAGTGGAAGATGAAAACAACTTTGAATTAATAGACTTAATATTTGTGTCTAGGTTTTTAATTATATCTTTTTGAACCCCTATTTCTTTCAATGTGGTATTATTATTTTCAATAATATCTTTATTTGTATAAAAAATATTAATATTATCAGTTACACTTTTGACCGTAGCTTGAATTTTAATTAGATCATTTTCTAATTTAAGAATTGTATTTGAAATTATACTTCTAGTTTTGTCAAAATTTACTTTTTCTAGATTTATCTTCTGACATTCTTTGAATTTGGATTCCACGTCACCACACCCATCCAAAGCCAACTTTAATGCATTGTATTCATCAAAAATAATTTTGGCTTTAGACTTATCATTATCTAATTCAGCTTTAACTTTAATTGCATCTTTTACGAATACGTTATTAACACAATATGAACAATTTGGATCGTATTTATGATCCTCTAATTTTTTTAATTTGTCCATTTTATTTTTTACAACGATCTTGAGATTATTCAATTCATTGGTTTTATTATCAAAATTTTGTTTGACCTGTTTGTAACTATCATAATCTTGATCAATGTTTTCACAGTTTGATAGTGAAAAAGATAATGCTGAAATCTTTACTTCAATGTCTTTCAATTTATCTTTTTGATTTTTGACATTAACATTAGTCTGTTCAATCTGACTTTCAATCTTAATCTTATCACTTTCCAAGTCTGAAATATTAAAATCAAAACTTACTGTTTTGGTGATATTATTAGACAGTTCCAGTAACATATTGTTATGGGACTCTTTCAACAATTCGTGTTTCTTTATTTCTTCATTATACTCTGTGATTTTAGTATTATTATAATCTATACTACCAGATACAACTTCTAATTCCTGAATAAGTTGATCTTTGCTAATATTCTTTAATAATATATTTGTTTCCTTAAACTTATCATTTGCAATTGTATAAAGTTGGTCGAATACATCCAATCCCATAAACTGACATAAAAGATCTTTGCGTTCTGTTTGACCCAAGTCGATAAATGATCCAACTTTGCTGTTTTGAATACTCAGTACAGTAAGAATAAAGTCTTCATATGTACCAACATAATCTCTAATGATGTCATTAGTACTACGCCGAGCTTCGCCGTTCAAAGGAGATTCATTTCCATTCTCCATCTTATAGAATTTAACTTCTACTTTAACATTTCCTTTTTTATCAGCCTTACCTTCACGTTGGATGAAATAATCAATTCCGTTTACTTCAAAATTAAACTTACAACGAAAACTCATTTTCTGAGTATTTAATACGTGAACAGCTTTGTACCCTTTGCTGAATTTGTCAAATATACAAAACGCCAATGCATCCATAATACTCGATTTACCACTAGCATTTGGTGCAAATAGTCCAATAGTACCATTCAATTTAGCAAAATCAATTACATTTCCTTCGCCGTAACTGAACATATTATCAAACTCAAATTTCTTTGGTTTCCACCGAATGTTCTTGGGAGCTTTATCTTTGGGTACTTCTTTATTGATAGTCTTATTGAGATCCTTTACCATCTCAATTACAGATTTATCAATGTTTTTAGATATCAAATTATCTTCAATTAACTTGTTTTGATAATCAACATCGAAAATATTATGTATATCAAATGATTTACCTGAATTTAAATTTATATCATTTAACGCATCATCTGCTCTAACATATGTAGTTTCAATGAGAGTAGATTTACACTTGAGATCATTTACAACCTCTTTTACCTGTGACGGAATAGATTCACGACAAATGATTCGAAGAGTAACTTTTTTAGGAATATCAGAAATATCGGTAATTAACTTGCCTTTATCTACTTCAACCGTATAATACCCATATTCATTTACAAGTTCATAATGCTTATAAGTCTTATGATTTAGATTCCATATAAGTAATCCGTGTCCTTTGAGGTCTTCACCGTGATTTTGTTGAATCATAGATCCAGCATACACAATAACGGGTAATGATTCATCTTCGTTGTACTCTTGTAACATTTGATGTTTATGAATATCACCAAGCATAGCAATATGATGTCCATTAAATGTTTCATTTGTAACGGATCTATTATTAACCGTATAACCAATGTCGGTTACAGCATTATATACTGGTCCGTGAAACAAAGCGATGTGGTGATCTGTTTCGTCACGATATTTAGTTGGAATGTCCGTATATTTAATATATTTTTCAGGCGCATCCCAATCAAAAACACTGAGATTATTAAACAAAATATTTTCGTAACGATAAACATCTGTCTTTTTTAGATAATATAAATTGGGATGATTTAACGCATCAACAATTGGTGTAATACAATCTAATCTGGATTTATTAGCAAGAGTAGCATCGTGATTTCCAGCTGTCAAAATTACAGGAACTCTATCAGCACAACTTTTTAGAAAATCACTTCCTAGTTTGACACACTCAGGACTTAGATCGGATTTATTGTGAAACAAATCTCCAGCAATTACCAGAATAGCGTCTAATGTTTTTGCTTTGTCCAACGCTTTATAGAGCTTCTCAAATACCAAAGTATACTCATCGTGACGTTTTGTTAAACGAATATGAATATCAGCAATATGAATCACTGAATTAATTTTTTTATCCGTGCGTTTTAATACAATCATAGTTTAACCATTAATTTAAATTTATATAGTAGACTCTCATCCATTCTAACACCGCTGTGTATGGTTTGCCAAGTCTTTTCGTGACCTAATTCATTTGGATCCTTACCATCAGGCCGAATCAAATAAGTTTCTATATTATTCTCAAGTAAAAAATCACAAATTCTCAGACTCGATGTTAACGCGTCGTTATCCAACAGTACATTTACTCTGGGTGGTTTATTTTCTATCAACTTCATTCTGAGTGTTTTGGATAAAGTTTTACCAAAAAGGGGTATCGCATTATATTTTACGGACATAGCATCAAATACGCCTTCAACCAATGTAATCGGTTGATTAAAATCTGTAAATAACTCAAATCCTATAATATCCTTGCTACCATCACATAATCTATATTTTAGATAACCATCACAAAATGATCTACCGCAGTAAAAGTTAAGTTTTCCCACTGAGTCATATGATGGTATAATAACCCTATTAATAAATGCACCACTATTACAATATCCAATATTATATCTAACTATATCAAGTGTAGTTATGTTTCGATTTAAACAATAACTTAAAGCACGTTTATATTCAATATCACTATTTGATTTACATAAAGGTTTAAATTCATCGGGTAAATTTAGTATCTTTTTTTCTTCTTTTACTACAAAGTCATTTCGTTTTGGCGCATCTTTACACAAAATGTCATAATATTCTTTAGAGGCTTTTACTTTTTTAAGAAGACTATAAAAACTTTTCCCACTAAAATTACAGACCCAACATTGATAAAACCCAGTTTTGGTGTTTATATTTAACTTCCGTTTATGATGTTTGCAGTTGGGACAAAAAACAATAATTTCTTCACCTCCCTTTTGGACGCGAACCTTTTGTTTAAATAATCTTGATAAAGTGTCAACCACAGTCATTTTAAACACTATAACACAGATTTTTCGATTTACAACTTTTTATATAAAGAACAAACTATTCCATCGTACATATCACCATTTCGTGCATCCCAATTGCCTTTTTTATTTAATACAGTAAATTTGGTAACAGCAGGTAATATCTTTTCGAGTTCTATTTTCACAAAATCTTTTGATTTAACCCCTTTAATTCTACACTTGCCAAACAACTGTTTGCGTATAGTGTTAACAGACAATAAATTTACTTTGATTTTGAAGTGTTCTTCGATAATGTAAGCAAACACTGCATTGTGACGGGCTAATGTGATAATAACTTGTTGTGATGTAAATCCGCCGGCAAAACCACTAAGAGCAGCTTCTAAATTAATGTCGGTAACATCTTTAATTAACTGATTTTTTTCCAATTCGGATATAACAAAGTAAGTTTTTTCTTTTGTAGTTTCAAACTTTTTTGTATCTATATAGCCAGCATCTAAGACGTTTCCGTCTTTACTAAATGCCCACCCTGTAACTGATGTAGATGAATCTAAACCTAATATAACCATTTAAAATACATATCAACGGAAATATCGTTTCGTATTAAATCCTGGCAAGGTGTCAACGTAATTCAACGCTTCTTTATTAAAATTTACTTCTTGATTGTCGATTGATGTAAGAAATCCTGGATTAACTGTATATTTGCGAGATTTTTGTGAATAACCCATTTCTCCTTGTAATCCATCCAACATAGTACCACCTGGTATAAATCTTGTAGCTTTATATGCATTAAACGTACCGCCAGCTTTTTGTTTGGCTAGAAATCTAGCTTCCAAGCTGGTCTTTAATGATTCACGGTCGATTACTTTTGCGTCTGGTGATGTTGCCATATATTTGTTTTATTATATAATAAATATAATTAAGTATCCCATTTAACAGAAATATTTATTGGAATTTCACCCGTATTTTTAATTGGGTGTGCTAATTTAGCTACTGCGACCAGATCACATCCACTGTATAATCCGACGGTGGTTATATATGGCGCTAAATAAGATCCCGTTGGATCAATTGATGAACTATATTGATAATTGAAAAATGGTTGTTTGACATAATTCTTAATTGATTTACCTGTTTGATTGTCTAAGAATCTAATGATATCATCATAATTATTACGATTACTTAATGTGGACAAATAAGATTTATAGTTAGTGAAATTTAATTTTTCGATGAAATACTTCCACATCATTTTACCATCGTTAACATCCACTCTACCATTACTGTCTATGTCCAAATTCTTTTCGGCTAATAGATTTTTTAAAGTTGGGGTTAATAGATTTGTATTGTAGTCTGAATAAGATGATGTATAAAACCCAAAGATATTCTGTTCTACATCATTGGATATCATATTCAAATACCACTTTTCAGAACCTGGGACAGTATTCTTGTAGTTTATATATCTTAAAATGATGTCCAAATTTTCAAAGTTAAATGTGCTTTTGTTAAATACACAATAATTTATAAGAGATGAAGTTGTAGATGTAGGATTAGTGGATATATTAAATTCACCAGGTATTATTGTGCAAATATATTGTTTCTCATAAGATGTTATGAGTGTTCTGTAATCCATATACAAAGATGGTTGATTTGGATCGACAGGATCTCTTGTTAATAGATTCAATACGCTACCTGTATTATTCAAAATCAAACTATTATTGTTATAAAAAATATTGCCAACTGGATAATTTGTCTTTAAGTCAGAACTATCGTATATATAAGCTTTACCAACGATGTCAGTGTATGTATCAGACTCCATCTGCAATGCAATTTTTGCTTTGATGCTACCACTACCATAAACCGTATCTTCTATTTGAAAATATACAACATCAGCCGATTCAGTACAGTTCTCAGGATTAAATGATGATGTATTTATATAACTTGGATCATTATAACTACCCGATTCGGTTATCAATGGAATGCTTAAATACAAATCGTTATTTAGTGGAATTGGGGATCCAACTATCAAATTTGGTTCTGATAAAGCTACTGAATATCCAAATGCGCTAAATGGTTTATTATACTCTTTTCGTTTGGCAATAGGATCTGTGGTAATCGGTGTTACGACGGAATTGCTAACATTGTAATATAAACACTGACCGCAATAACTTGATTCTCCATAATCATTTACATCATAGAATTTATCGTAATATTTAACTGAACTAGAAATATAAAGCGAACTAAATGGGAAATATGGTTTAGGCGAACCAATTAACACTTTATTATTGTGAGTCGAAACTGAATATCCCATCATATTATCTTTGAAAGTTATTTCATCACCGTAAAGTTTTTTAATAAACAGATACTGATTGGATCCTGTTGGACACAGTCCGTTTTCATAAATATAAGTCGCTCCTCTTTGTCTCAGTGTCGTAGATCCTGAATATTCATAGTATAAAAGATCATTGGGCGAACCCACGGTTAAAACATTTTTATGTAAAGATACAGAATAACCAAATCTATTTTTTTTCTGAGCGGCCGACAAACTTCCAGATGGATATAAATCAAATTCAAAACCTTCCAATTTCAAATATTCAGATCCTGTTATATTTTGGAATCTCTGAGATAGATGCCAACCGCCGGATCCAGATGTAAATAAAAATACTTTGCTAGCTGATACTTGGTTAGACCCAACCACCAACTTATCTTCACTATATTTGTCTATACAAACACTAAATCCAAACGACGATTGATATGGGTCTAAAATAATACTACTACTTAATTTTTGTACCAAATCGTAGTTATTATTTACATTCTTAAAAACATAAACGCATCCTCTACCATTATTATAGCCAGGCGCGCCGACCGCTAAATAATTGTTTGAAATACTAACAGATTTGCCAAATTGAGAATTTATGGATGATGTTAAATAAGCAATTGGAGTTGAGCTTATTTGATAAGTACTTGTAGTTTCTTTAGTAAACTCATTAGATTTATCTGTTATACGTCCGTTTTCATATATATAGTTTGGGTCTATTTCGTATATATTTACTTGATTTTGTGTGAAGAAATGTCTAGTATCAAGACTTTGACTTAGTGAAATATCACTCGCTGCGAGAAAATAATCACTAACATCTAAAGATTCTCCATATTTGCTTTGATAAACAAATCTACTTTGATCTTCAATTGTTAAATAACTGCAGGATGAATCTATGTTTGGTAAACTACCGCTATTAGCGATTAAAGAACTTGTATTTACCATACTACTACTTTGTTCGGTATAATATGGGGTAAACAAATTTAAATTTTCGTTTACTAAAGTTTTAATTACTTCATAATTTGATTGAAATTGATTTTTACGAATTAAAAATATTTGACCTTTGCGAGAAAACCCCTCTGAATAATCCCAGTTTTTAGTTGGTGGGTTTCCTATTGCTATTATACTGCCATTAGTAGCAACAGCGGATCCGTATCGTTCGTTATATATGTTAATTAAACTCATACTATGTATTCAATAAATAATAACCCAAACCATAACTACCTTGGTTTTCTACAGTATCTTCATTATCCGTCGTAAATTCGTAACTATTAATAAAATAAGTTCCGCCTAATATCAAATTGTGATTGCCATCATCTAATATGTTAGAAACGATGTCTCCTGATTGATTGTATATTACAACTGAATTTCTTTTAATGCCGTCGCCAGTTTGTGGAACTGATAATCTATACAACGAAAAATCATTAGTCAAATCCAATTTAGTACGTTGGTGATCGTAATCGTCAAATCCAAATATATTGTAACTATTGTTGTAATTATTATAATACATTTTATTTACAGTATTATAAACTTGACCTTTATACGTCCCATTAACATTTACAGGATTAACCGTTGGATTCCAATTAACACTTGATGATGGATAAAAAACAGAACTTGAATTTACATATTTACCCACTGAAAAATCAATTTGTGAGGATTCCTCAAATTGTGTAATTGCTAAATATGCAGTATTTGATGAAATCTCTTCACAACTTCCTGATTTATTATTGTCGCACGCAATATAAGACAATTGTATAGGAAATATACTATCGTCGATACCATCTATACCAGAAAGAAGATTATTTAAAACGTTATTAAACGTCTTTTCCTTAGAAACAGTAAATCTGGTTACTAGTACGTCTTGTGTTTTAAAAAATTTGATCATTCTATTATAAATAGAATAAAAACAAACTATTATATATTAGAAATCAATCCGCACCTTAATCAATAATTCGTTGTCAAAAGATTTCATTGTAGGTTGACTAATTTTACCAATTGCCAATAGTTCATTATTATCATTATACAAACCGACCGAGGTAATATAGGTTCTTGGATTATTAATCAAATCTTGATAAATAATAGTTCCTTTAGTCAAACCATCTGTTCCATCGGAAACAAAAGTTGGATTGTTGCTATAATTAAATTCTTTATTTTTTACACGGATAAAGTAATTTGTAGACGGTACAAATTCAGACTTTCTGACTCCCATCGTTGATTTGGATCTTCTAAGAGCATTATAAAAATCTCTTGTCCATACTTTCCAATATCCACTTCGATTTGTAGAAGTTACGTTATTAGAATAATTAGCTCTATTTAAAATTTGTTGTCCTGCTGTAATACCAACGTGTTTGTCTAAATTTATTGCGTTAAATACGATGGTGCCGTTTGATGGATATACCAAACCTATACCGGCATAAACCGGCGATCCATTTTTCAAATAAGGCGTAGCAATGCCGTTTACAATGGAACCTGAAATTAAGTTATATGAAGTTTGTTGTTTATTCACTACCTGTGAATCGTCAATAAATGTGAATTTCTTAGGACCAACTGAACCACTAAAAGAAATCTGTATTTGCCCCGCGTCTATTTGATCTTTAAATTTGTCAGCTGCATAATTTATTACATAAATAGCTGCACTGTCAACTATATTATCTACACTTCCAGATGCAAAACTGAATAAAGTATCGCCTGGTTGTAAAAGGGTATTTCTATATTGAGAATAGATAACTTTCGTTTCATTTGTCAATACGGGGGTTGAATAAGTGGTCACATCGAATCGTGAACTACCACTGTTTGCATAATCGCCATATGCTACATCAAAATATAAATCTCCGCCTGAGTAAATATCAAGATAATATTGACCATTTCTCACATCATATGGACTAGAACCAGTAAGTTGATTAGCTTGACCAGTAACACCTGATTGTGTTACAAAGGTAGATTGACTAACAAATAAACTACCAGTTCCAAATAAACCGGAAGATACTTGATTTATTCTACCGACTACAATGTCGTCATTATTAAATGTACTAAATATCATAATTATGTTGTTGTTGGAACTTTAACTGTCACTGTAATGGATGTATTACCACCACTTTCATTGCCAATAATTGTAATATTAGTGGTTGTTGTTTTAGACAAACCAGCGTTTGGTACAAATCTGAATTTATTACCAATTACTACTTGCGAAGTTTGTGAAGTTAAATCTCCTGAAAAAGTAGGAACTGTAGCACTGGTCGAATTCAAACTATTTGTTTCGGTCACAATCAATGTCCCAACATTTTTATTTGCCAAAATCGATGTGTATCCAAGCGTAACATTGTAAGTTGGGTTTGTACTAGGACTAATTAAAATTTCCCCCGTGTAATCTCTATCTACAGTAATTACACTTTGAGCTACACTTATAGTTGGTACAGATGTTATTCCGTCATTCAAAGTCACTAACTTATATTTCATTGACTGTGATTCATCGGTAATCGGTTCCATAATAGGAGTGTTACGAATAGCTATATCGTAATACGCGCTACCCAATGGATGATTTGGATTAAACTGGGTGTAATCAATTTCATCGTCAGCCAAAGCGAACGCTGTAATGTTTAACCCACCCGTTTTTGCAAGAATTTCTCTTCCTTTTTTAGTCAATACAGCATTCACTGTAAGAATGTTGTTATTTAAATATGCCATATATAATAATTATTGATAAGTTTTAATTTTTACTCAAAAATGTGAATTATAAATTCATTATGTATCTTTCCAAACTCGCGCTGGTTAGTAAAGAAGCGGTTAATGGTAATTGTATGAATAATGAGTCAGTACTACTAATTGAGCCAGTTGTATCACCATATGAAGGAGCATTATTGGTTTCGATATTCAAACTTAAAAATCCTGGTATGGTAATAACAGGCGAACTTCCATTTGTAACGCCTTTTCTATTTACAGTACTGTTCTTATCATTTTTACCTTTAATATAAGTATAATATGCAATATCGCCTTTTGTATTCAACTTCAATCCACTCAAAAGTTGCGTCTTAGAACCACTTACCGCTTGATATTTGGTTCGACTTCCAACAAATGTAAACTTACTTAAATGTCTATTAGAATATCCTGTATTAAATACGCCTTTATAGTAGTTTTTCAGGTACTTACTTCCGGTAACTTGAACATTAAATCCTATATAATCCGACGTGCCGGATGTGCCGGATGTGCCGGATGTACCGGATGTACCGGATGTACCGGACGTACCTGAGATGCCGGATGTACCTGAGATGCCAGATGAACCTACAGAATATCCCGACCCAGAACCAATAACTTGAACTTCGTCAAATGAAGAAGTAAATGTTACTAAAAATCCATCATTATTAACAGATTGATAATAATCTTTTTTGCCTACATTAACTGTGTCTCGTACATTATATCCATTTGAATCAATATATACATATTTTCCATACTTTGCATAAATAAAATCACGGTCGTCGATTGTGTCTTTAATTTCTAGACGAGAGTAATTATAAGTATTTTCATCTCTGGTAATATTATTAACGTTAGAACTAGTTACTATAGCGAAGTTTGCAATATCAACCGTATTTAATAAAGAAGATGTAAATGTTGTCTTGTTATTAAAGTATATGTCAAATTCGTTATTTGTTAAAAATTCCACATCTCTGTAGTTAAACTTTTTACGTTCAAACAAGCTTGGTTCTAATACAAGGCCTGTCAATAAATTAGATCTAGACGGTTTTAAATTTTTTACAACATCAAATATAGAAAAATCAATGTAGAATTTATATGTACTATAAAATTCTTGTGGGTATATATATTTTTCATTTATTTCGCCGAATTCACGTTGTAATTTAGTCAATCCATCATAATTTTGTTTGTTTAAATTTTGAGGTTCACCTATAATATCGGCTATACCATCCAAACCTATAAAATTCTCTATTTTTTGATTTAAATAGTTATATGGACTTATAAAAAATCCTGATAAGATAGAATCGTCACCTAAACTGTCTTGAATTCTCGTCGAATAATCATACGGCGTTAAATTAGACAAAGCTGTTTCGGTTATTTTGTTTATTTTACCATTAATTTTGAAATTTGGTCCAAAGTTATTGGTGTTTATAGTTTGTTTAAGATCGATTTTATCAAATTGATATGGGAACTGAGTAATCATTACATTCGAACAAGTTGGATAGCTATAATACTTTTCTGTTTGTCCAAAATTATAAGCAAAGAATTGCGTATTATAATAAATATTTTGATTATGTACGGTTGTACTAATCGATGTAGATGAATACAAATCTACAGGCGTGTCGAAACTCCATAAATAAAACAAATTAGAATAAACATTTTCTTTATTTGGTATTGATATCGAATCTAAATTATAAGAATGTTCATCGAAATATTCATTATTAAGTGGTTCTTTTAAAATTTTGATTTTATCCAAATTTCCTATAAAAGAAACAGAAGACGAATAATTACCTATATAATAACTACCCGATGAAAACTTCTTGTTTGTATTATAATTTATAAGTTTACGCTTTGTTGATGAGAAATTCTTAACGCTTCCATCATATTGATTAATGGATAGACTGTATATGTATGGAATAAATTCATTTGTCGAATTAATAAAATAAGAAGCTGTTAATATTGTTTTTTGAGATGCTAATGTGACATAATCGCCATCGTCTTCTATCACAAAATCACCGTCGTCTTCTATAATAAAAGGAGTATCTTCATTAGTGGTTTTAATTGAACGAACCCGCAACTTATCGAAATCTCCAAGAACAGGCTCACGCTTTAACATAGCAGTGAAAATGCCGCCGTTTAATAATGGTATTTCATTTAATATCAAACTAGACGTGGTGTTACCCAATTCATATGGATGTATTTCAAATACTAATTGACCACTGTTAACTTGCTTTGATTTTTTTATAAATAAATTCCAATCAGACTTTTTATTTCTATATTTCGACATCAATTGTATCTTGTCGTCGAAGTTATAATTAGTCGATTTAAATCTAAAAGAAAATTCAATTGTAGATATACCATTAAATTTTGATGTGTATTCGGTGCTACTGGTGAATGTATTAATATTGGATCCAGATGCGTAGTAGCTACTAGTGGTATAAATAAAATCACTACTAGTATGTTGAAAATTCAAGAAATTATTTTCCTTGAAATCTGTCATATAAATAATATCATCGTATACGAAGTAATTATCACGATTGGAAAAAGCGTCAGCACTTCCATACTCTCTGGTAGATATTAATCCAGATGGAATGCCAAACATAGTACGTATCATTTCAAATGAATTGATAGTACCCTTGGATTTATATACAGATGAAATGTTATTTGCAAATCGATTTAAAATTGATTTTGTATAATCGAAATAAGAAGCGGAGTTGTAACCTGAAATTTCTTGATTATTTAAATATAATTGATTTAAATCACTTTGAGAAAATTTGTCAATGTCAACGTTCCAATTAAAACTGTTCAATAATTCATCTATATAATTCTTTGGATAGTAACTTGAATCATTGTTAGAAATAGGATATGTTTTAGGAAACTTCTTGATAAAGACTAATATATTATCAAAAAAATGTCCGGTCATTGCGGTGAATTTTATGTAATCCGCTGAATCGGAGTCATCCTTTACATATTCAGGAAGTTGATATACCAAACTATTATAGTTATCCGAATCATATGTAATAGCCTCATCGATTTTGTTGTCTATACTGGATGAATTAAAAAACAAATAGGATTCGTATTCATCAAATGTATCCAGCAATGTGATTTGTTGAGATGTCTTCTGATTAACCAACTGACTATAAGAAGATGAAATTGTCGCACTTGTATTTGTTGCGGAATTAATAGTCGATTTCTTAACGGACTCAAGTTGATTATAATCTTTGATTTTATTCTTAGCAATTTTAGTACGTAATTCAGCTGATGAATAATTAATAAAATTGTTGAAATCTGTATAATCTATATACAAATCATTATACTTTTCTTTTAATCTTACTGTTGCTTTGTCCAGAGTAAACGCGTCATTACTTTGATATCTTTCTGTAGATGGATGCGACGTATTAACTTGAACATCAAAATTTATATCGTTTAAAAATACTTTTCTTGATATCTTCGAAGTAAATAAGTTAACTTTAAAATAAATTGGAGCAATTGATATGTTTGATATCCAACATGTCGATTTTATATTATATTGTAAAGGTAATGGAGCATCTAATTTTACTTGTATGTTAAAAGTATCATCTATTGAATTTAAATAATTTGTATGATCTAGAATTTTTATTAAATTTCCATTGTCAAAATTCAATGCGTTCTTATAATAACCATAATATTTTGTTCTATAATTTTCTAATAAATTAGTTACATTCGGCAATATCCAATCGGTATAAATCGTTTGTTCAAATAATCCCAATATATTTTGTAAATCGATATCATTTATAGAACTTTTTTGTAATACTCTATCTTGTGATACTTTTAATGTGATGATTCTGAAAGACTCTAATATTTCTTGATTGGTAAATTCTACATTGTTATATGTGTATATAAAATTGTTAATTTGTTCCTGTACACCTGAAAATTTACTTGTCTGTAAAATCGTAGTATCAGTATCACTATTTAATTTAATTACAGAATTATATCCAACGTATGTTGATGTTATAAATTCCTGCAATTCAGCTTCACTTTTTAGACCTAACTTCAAACAAATATCTGTATAATTATACTTATTTTTATTTAACAGAAAGTCTTGTTCGATTGGATTGTTTTTAATAATATCAATTAAATCTTGATATATTCTCAATAACAAATATTTTTTATCAGCAAATGATCTTATCTTAACCGCATCTAACCTAGATGATTCATTTTTAGTTGTGTCAAATGCATAAGATAACCGTATTTCAGTTCTACTTGGAGATATCTCTTTTATAACCAATTTATTTGTCGGATTGCCGGCTATATTTCTAACTGGATTATACAACAAGTAATACAAACCTGGACCAACTCCACTAGCATTTAAATCAAATTGTGGGTGTAATAAAATATCATTTTTGTGAGATACAATATTTGTAAATGGATTTGCGAATTGATACGATCTCAACTCATTATTTATATCTCTATAACTTCCTTGTAATATGGAATATGTAACGGATGGAATTACTCTGTTAAAACTTACAAGTTGTTGATTATTATTATAAAGAGTAAATTCAAACAAGTCGTCGTCGGATTCTCCATAAAATACATCATTACTTACAACTTGTTGTTCGTACAAAGACTGCAAATTGGCATTGAAATAAGATGCACTTGTAATACCCTTATTCAAATCATTATCGTTTATTGTCAAATAGTCGTAAGGCATATTAAGAAGTTAATGGTAAAAATGGATAGTCGTCGCCAAAATCGGAAAGTACAGTTCCTTGTCCCAATTTGATTCGCAAACCAATAATTTCGTTTTTCATAGCCGCAATAACTTGTTTGTCATCGTTATTTTCATATTTTTCCACCAAGCTATTTACCGTTTGATTTAAGATTCTATTTTCTTCGATCAGATTATTATATTGAATTATAACATCTGTCAAATTTCTCTTTTCTTCGACAGCGGTTGTTTGTAATTCAGTGAATTCTACTGTCGATGTATCGGCAATTTTGTTTTCATTATATAAAAAACTTTTAATTGGCAATTTAATATAATTAAATTTACCATCAAATGATTGTGATATATTGTAAACTAATTGGTCATTTCCAAAATTATCAAAGTTATTTTGAAATGTACCGAAGTCTTTAAATGTTTGTATATCACTTAATGATACGTTATATACTAATGGTATATTTGCCATACTAACGAGTTATTTTAAATATTTTCCCAGTATCAACGATGTCAACTGTTCCATCTTTGTACTCTACCTTAATAAATACTGTTAAATAACGTTCTTGCGGTAATCCGCTAGTATTTAATTTAAAATAATTACCATATGAAGCATCGCAACTTAATTTAGTATAATCGTCAAAATTAATTAAAACCTCTTCGGATTCAGCATCTTTTACCATATAATAGGAAGAAGTTGGTAAATACTTAGGAGTGACCATCGCGGGTTGTTGATATGATTTATTAAATGTCTTTAAAGGATATTTATCTCTTGCAAAAACAAATATTTTAGCAACACTACCAGCTTTATATGCACTGTTTAATGACTGCAAGGTAATTAGATTTTGTATAGAAGATGACACCGGTTTTAAACTGCCTGTGCTAAATACAGTATCATTCCATCCGACATCGATATATGGACTATAAATAGTATTGGTATCTTTACTGAAGAACTGTAACAATCCATTGGTTGGTTGAAGAGGAGGCGTACTTATTTCAAATGAACTCAATAACATAAGTCCCTGATTTGGAATACAACCACATAGCCAAGAACGGACAATCTGTGTTATATCCATTGATATATCACTTTGATTACCATAACTGAATGACTGACTACAAATCAATCCGTTGTTGACCAATGATGGAAACGAAGTGGAGTTGCAAATCCATTTTGGTTTGTTTGTATAAGAAGTTGGAACTTTATAATACCAAGTACCGCCTTGATTTTGAAAACTAGCACTTGAATATGAAGATGTTAATAGATAATTTACTTGTTGATAACTATTTGTTATTTTATTACCATACCATAAATTACTACCTGAGTAACTTCTATTGTTCCAAGTAGCTCCTAGTTGAGAACCATCGTCTGCATATCTACCGTTTCCATTTTCCCAACTTTGACTTATTGGATAAGCATATATAGAGTAATTTAGCGGAAGATTTCTCATACCGCATGCTTTTAAATTGAGTGTAAATTTTAACTTTGAACTGCTAATTTCATTCGTAGAAATAGACTGACTTAATGTGTTTAAGTCAAACTTAATTAATGTTCTACTAAACTCTGGATAGTTTAAGTATATAGCTGTCGAAGGAGCTTTAAAAGACCCACTATATTTACCTTTGAAATAACCGGCAAAATTTGTGACATCTGTGTAATACAATTTACTGGAAGTTAAAGTTTCTATATACAACTTAGAATTAGAACCACTAAAACTTCCTGTAAATGATCCTGAATTAAAAGCTCTTACCGGCGAATAAAAACTGGAGCTACACGGTATGCCTGTGTTTGATTTTCCTAATAGTTTCCCTCTTAAATTTTTAAAGCTTCCTGTACCTGTCAAAGACGAAGTTAATGGACTTGTTGTATATGTCCGTTTGTTTACTTTTAATTTTGTAAAAAAACTACCAACTCTCACAGAGCCAGAAAAACTACCTGTACTCCAACTTCCTGTAAAGAATGAGTAACTAGTTATATTCATACTACCTGAAAATGATCCGGATGCATAATTTGCCGATCCAGAAATATAAAGTGGTTTTTTTGGGTTAGTAGTTACATTAGATAATCTACCTGTAAAATTAGCAATAAATGATGTATTTGGTATTACAGAAGATGTAAGATTAAAAGCATACCACTTACTACCAGAATAAATGAACAGTGAAGACGTGGTGTATGACAACCATCCATTATTACCATATGAAGAGGCGGTAAGAGGTGCAGTGTGCCAATTTGGATCTGTGTACACAGTTTTTTTGCCTGTGTTCGACGCATATACTTCTAACACCTCGTCTATTCCAAAATTTTTGTTTTGGAATTTGTTGGAATTGTTAATATAAGTGTCTTGAGATGGATAAATGAAAATATGCATATTATACTACCAATCCTTTTATATCGTTGTCGGGATATTTAATTTCAAATACTGATGGGTCTTTTGATGGATAGAGAATATTATTTTGTGTAGCAATACTTACATTATATGCTATAGGTGAATAATTACCATCATCAATTGTTAAATTCTTAATCTTCAACTCAATTACAGATTGGACCCCTTCGTTTTTCATTATTTCAAAATTGAGTTGACTGAGATTTATCGGTTGGTTAAAACTAATATTATCAATATTCAAATAGTTTTTTACAGATTGAATACAATTGTTTAATACATCTCGTTTATTAAAGCCAGTGAATACTGTAATTTTAAAATCGAATCCTAAATTGATAATATAACCATCAATAATATTGATTTTGTCCGTGAGTATTTTGAAATTATTTAGATAACTTATTAAATTTTGTAACGTAGCTGGATTCAATGTTGTCAAATTTTTATTAACATCATACCCTAACAAATAAAGATTGTTTGTAAATGGATTACTCGATTCCAAAAACTTTCTTCTATCTAGTGGATTTAATGGATTTAAATCTAATGTTTCATTTCCGTCTTCGGTTATTACGCCTTTTATTAATTGGTTATATTGAACTCGTCTATTTGAATTGCTTTCAACATATGCTTTTGAAATATTACCTAAATAAGATGGCAATGAATATACTCTTAGTAGAATATCATCGGAAGTAACCATTCTATTTTGAGCGGAAAAGTTTAATATAGCATTTTGTCGTATTTCCTCATTTGTATCCGCGTCATTACCACCAGTTGATGAAAGTGGATTATTTACTCTCAATGAATTTTTAAAATTGTTTAATAGAATCACTTCGCTATCAGTTAAACTGGTCACGTCATTTAAATAATCCGTACTAGCAATCTTATTTATTTCATCGGAATTTACATTTGAATCTAAACCACCACCAACAACATAATTAACTGTCAATGTTGTATTTGATGGAGACACACCGTATGAATTGGCCTTTAATACATTTGTACCGTCTAAAGATATATTTAGATTCTTTAAATTGGATAAAGCTACACCAACATTAGTTGGATTTGGTATAATAACTGTATTTTCGTAATTTTCTGTATTCGCCCCAAATTGAATATAAGTAAAATTATTCTGATCTACCGTTGTAATAAATCTACGTTCGGTTCTTAGATACTTTAAAATCTTAGGAGTTTCATTTCTATATGGTGATAACGTTTGATTGGTAAGAGGTACATTATCAATCAATAGTGGAATTGTATCTTGTGCTAGATACTGTGTTTCATAGTAATTGTTGCCATTAGAATCCACCACACTTATTATTTTAACCACATTAGTTTCATCTAACTTTATTTTTAAAAATGATTGTGGATCGCCAACACTAAATGTTTTTGTTGTTATTCTACCAGAATAACATTGTGTGGATTTCTTTATCAGGTAAAATAATGGTGCTCCTGTATTATCACGATTGTAAACACTTATTTGTCTTGGTGAAAATAAAGTATCTTGACTAAAATCTACACTTTCTTCGACTATAAATGACACACCTGATACACTAGATAGTTGTGTATATGGTTTTAAAATCAAACAGTATCGTTCATCAGGTACATATTCGCCATTAACGCCCGAAGTACGTGTCGCGGGCAACAATTGAAACAATTCTACATTAGTGGATGATACCGAAGATACCTTTGGTTTATATCCCAAAAATTGAGCTTGGTTTATAATATTTTTACGTTCACCCGCGAATTGAATAAAACTTTCTTTAAATTGATAATCAGTGTAATATGACAATACATCTCCCACAAAAGACGCTTGTTCGATAAAGATTTGGCCTGGTGAACTTTCACTAAAATCTTTATAACTTTGTGGATAATACTGTTTAGTGAAATCAATTAGTTGTTGTTTTAAAGAAGTAAAATCACGATTTAAATACAAAACGTCTTTTGTATTAGCCTTGAAGGTTTTGTTAATTAATTGTTGCATTATATATTATTGTTTGTGATGATCACTTCAGTTGTGGATTGTAATTCTTTGTAACTAAAGGCTACTTTTATAAATATTTTATTATAATTATTATTTACAACATCATTTTCCAATAATTGAACTTTAACGTCTTCAACTATTATACCGTTCATAAATCTATTTACATCATTTTGAATAAGATTTACTAACATCGGCAACATTTCACCCAATTCATTTTGATCAAACAACACTTTATATAATGAAGAACCAAATGCATTATTAAACCTACGTTCTCCAGGTTTGGTTAATAAAAGATTCCGTATATTACTAGAAACTTGTGAAATAGTATCAGTATTTGTTTCAAAATAACCATCTTGACCCAATCTAAACGGTATTTTAAGTCCTAGTGCTTTTTTAGCCATAATTAAACCTTAGACTTTTTACTATCCACTGCTTTTAGTAAAGCACGATAATCTCTGTTTATCGCTGAATAAACGCCTTTTACAGGAGCAGGAGCATTTTCAGGCACTTTGGTTTCTGTAATAACTTCTTGTGTACTGTTTCCATATCCACCCATCATACTAACCATACTGCCTTCTTGTGGCACACCACCGGTGGTTTGGTTTAAAATATCATTCAACATTGGGTTACTGGTATACTTTACAAACTTTTTCGTGGGTTTAACTGGTTCCTCAACAACCGCAGATTCATTCATCACATCCAATTCTTTTAGAATTTGTTGTTCTAAATCAGAATCAGATGATTTTTTCTTGGATTGAATAACTTCTTTAGAGAATATTTCTGCCAATTGAAGTTTAAGTTCAGATTGTACTACGTTTCGTACCTCTTGTTGTACTGTTTTCTTAATGAATTCTTTTAATATATCTATTTTCATATTATTATATATAATTATTAACCCAAACGAGATTTAGGTAAATTTAATAATGCTTGTGCGCCTTTTGTATCAGATGGTCTGGGTATCTTGATAGTCTTGATACGGGGTGTACTGGGTGGTTTTGGTATATTTGGTTTAGGCATTCCTTTTTTAACACTTGCTAATTTAGCAGCAGCTGCACCAACTGCTCCTCCTGATACAGCTCCAATTAAAGCACCTTTTCCACCCCCAACTATTCCACCTATTCCGGCTCCTAATCCACCACCGGCTAATGCTGCTCCTGTTACACCACCAACAGATAATCCGGCACCAAGTGCTGTACCACTCAATCCGCCTATTAATGCTCCTTTACCGCCTCCAGCTAAGGCCCCTACTCCAGCACCAAGAGCACCACCTAACAATCCACCTTTTAACCCTTTAGCTAATTTGGACGTGGATTCAATTATACCTGTTTTAGCATTTACAATTTTTTCATTTCCAGCTATAGATTCAGGACTAAACTTATCAGGCGACCAATCCTTACCCAATCCATCCGGTTTACCAAATGCGCTTTGTGCTTTATCGGCGGCACCTTGAACTTCAGACGTAGTATTACTTGTAGCGCCCTGGGTTTTTGAAGCTGCTTGTTGCGCTACATTCGCGTCTAACCCCTTTGCTTCTTGGGTGGGGAGTTTTATGTTAGGATTGTCTACCAAAGGAGCTTTATTGGCAACTCCTGATATCGTTTGTGTAGGCGGACCAGGCAACGCTGGATCTGGATCGGTAAATGGATCTTGTATTTCTACTTTAATTCCCCTACCCGACACATTAATTTGATCTGCTAGTGTTCGTAAAAGAGATTCTCTTGCTTCTTTAAATGCATAATTAAAAGCTTCTTCAGGAGTTTTACCTATAGCAATTAAACTTTTATTGGCAGCAGCTATAATTACTCGTAAAGTTTTACCAGTTGACGTTATTCTTGGAACTTTAACATCTCCGCTCAAAACTAAAAATGCTCTAAAAAGACCAGATACTTCATCTCGGACTGTTGTTGAAAAGTTTCCATTTAAATCAAAACTCCATTCACTTGGAAAAGATGCATCAGGTGATAGATTTCTTATGGGTACATCAAATACAGATGAAGCTGATTGATCAGTTTTTAAATTTGGATTAACTAAATCAATTTTAGAATAAAAAGCATTTATTGCTTTTCTATATTGATTAGCATTAAATACCGTGCCATTCCAAGACACTACTTGTTTATAAGATACATAATAATTGCTCATGGTATTTAATTCTGAAATTCAAATTCGACTTGTACTGGCCCTTCTCGACGATTTCTACCTTTGAAATCCCCCACAACTCCAGCACCTGTAACAGTATTAATTTTTATTGGATCTTTACACTCTCCGCCACTACCAGCTGGTTTAACTCCATTGCTACCAGGCGCATATCCGCCTCCGGTAACAAATACACGTCTACTTAGTGTCTTGTGTAAATTATCTCTTAATAATTGTAGTTTAATTTGTTGTACTGGTATTTGTGTTTGATCTGGATTAGCATCTCTTGTATTCTCTGGAGTTGCATTTCCTGATCTAGGATGTGTATGTGGATGTGGATGCACATGATGAGACCAATGAACGTGGTCCAATAACCAATTACAAAGATCATACATCCAATCTACAGTTGTTTGACCTAACAATGCTGGTTCATTTGTTTCTCCATATTGTCCCAAAAATATTTGTGGCGCATTAATACAAGCGGTATTATTTGTAGTTATAACTACATTATCATTAGCATCCACTGTATATTCACTATCAGTAGTTATGGCATACCGTTTTTTACTAAAATGTAATGTTTCTGCGAATCTACTACTTAGTACCAATCTATCTGTATTTATTACAATTTGATCGCTGTTTAAAGTTGGAAACTTAAATGATGTCGAACCTTTTGGATTGAATCTTATTTGTTCTTCTGTTGACTCTCCATTTGACGTTATACCAAATATACTTTTATAAACTGTAGTTTTCCATTCACTTGATGTTTTGCCACTTGTTAGCTGAATAGTGGACCCGTCGTTGTTAATATCTTCTGGTATTTGTCCGCCAAAATTCTTTTCAACCGGTGTAATTTTACGAATAGGTGGCAACTTAGGATGTAATTGTTGTGGTTCATCCAAAGCAATATTTCGTTGTCTATTTCTAATAGTAAGTTTAGGATTACCATATCCACCGCCGATTGAGTCTTTCAATAAATTACCATTCAAATCGTAAGATGAATATACACCTTTATCATTTTGTCTATTATCATCATATGCACTAAATCTAATTGACTGACCAAATCTACTTTCTATTATAGTATCCCCTTCATTTTTCTTGACCAATCGTATAAATGGATTTGAAATGAAATATTGTCCTACATATCCTATATTATTATACTTCGAATAAATTGGAGCGGATGTATAAGTGGCTCTATTACCATCAAAATAAAAAGGGACAGCCGGCGTTCCATCTTCGCTATATACTGTTTCAACTGTATAATCAATATTATTGGGGAAGTTGAATTTGTTTAATGGTTTACTATAATAATAATTGTTTCCAACCTTTTGCACCAATACCAATTCATTAACCAGTGGATATTGTGTTATAGTTTGTTCAAGTGGTATAGCCCAAGGTAATTTTTCAACCGATGATTTTTTTTCTTGTGATAATATTCTTACTTTAGCACGTCCAATATAAGAAAAATCCACATCGTTTTCATTTGCTGGTTCATTCTTATAATTAAGCGGAACCGTTTGCGGATTTATTTTTTGTTTATACGCATCTTGTAATTTTATATGAGTTTCGTCAAAAATTATATCGACTACGACAGCAAGTTGTATGGGTGAGCGAATATCAACCAAATCTTTTATTTGTTGATCATTTAACTGTGGTGATTTATTTGATTTGGATACGTCTGTGCTTACCATATTATTCGCCTTTACTGATTGTTATAACTTCCTCCATCAATTGTTTACGTTCGTCTTCACTTAATATCATAGAAGAACCTTCGCCGCTAGCTTCACCTTTAGCCACCAAACGTTGTACAACAGACGCTAACTTAACTAACTGTTCATCGTTTTTAATTCCTACATCATAGTAATCTTTAATCATAGGAACTATGATGGTAGCATCATTGATGGTTTTGATCAAACTCCGTAACTCCGATATTAATATATCGATTTGATCTTTTTTATTCTCTGAATTTTTCACTATATCCTTACAAAGACCCGAAAAATTCTTTCCTTTGTAAATTTCAAAATTTAAGTCCATATATCTATAAATAGAAAAACCACTCCATTTGGAGTGGTTTATTTGTTTTGTTTTGTGTTATACTTTACCGCTGTCTGCGTAATTTTTCATAACTACATTTTGATATGATTTCATCTTATTAATGATTTTAGTAATTTGTTGTGTTTTGCAATTACTTAATTCTCTTATATATAAGTACAGTGTTTTTTTATTAAAATTTTCTATTCTATCACTACTACGAAATAATTCGATTACTGCATATGCTATATTAAGATCTTTTTGTTTGGTAAATATCTTTGTTAGATTTTTTTCCCAATAGTTAATTAACAATTTCATAAACTCTTGTGTTTGAATAGTCTTATGATGTGCATCTTCTGTTTGCAAACAAACGCAGTCGTCACCTGGCGTGTCACTGATGTCTACATGTTGATTGAATCGTTTATAATTGTTATTATTATGAAATATCAAATAGTTTTTAGCAACAATACTGAAATAACTAAAAGCTTTGCCTTTACCCGCTTCAAATTTATGCATATTAGAAACTAAATGCGTTACAGTTTCTTTTTGAATTTCTAATGGACTATTATCAAAATAAGTAAATTTGAATGTATTGAATATGTTTTCAACTAATTTATCAAAACTATACTTTATACGATTTTCATATATTTCGTTTCTTATTACCATATCTGTTGCTAAATTATACTCAATAATTGCTTCCTCAGTCTTTTTAGAAAAATAAATCTTTTCTTTTTTGTTTCTACCACGTCGTTTTTTTCTAACATCTGTTAATTCTTCTACTTCTTTATTAATAGCGTTTAGATCATTAATTACTATTATATCTTTACTGGTAATATTTCTTGGAACATTAATTTCAGATAAGTTTTTAGATTCGTATGTAATATCTAATTTTACTTTATTATTTTTTTTAGGCGGTTGGTGTGTAACTACTTTTTTAAAAGATGTTATTTTGGTTGGTTTTTTGATTTTTTTGTTAACACTATTTACCATAGAAGTAATTTTACGTTTTTTATCTGCTACTACTTTAGTCGTTTTTTTATTTACAACTTTACTTTTTTTTGTTTGTTTCATTCAAGTAATAATATCAAACGTTATCGGTTTCTTCTTCTTTTACTTTTTTATTCAAAGTTTCCATTGTTTGTTTTAAATCGGAAAAGAGAAAACCAACGTCGTCATCTTTTTCAAAGATACCACGGTTATCAATAGCTTTCAATTTATTATAAGTATTTTCTACCGATTTTTTAAAGTTTATTATCCAGTCTTCCAAAATGTCAATCTGGTTAAATAACTTTTTCGATGTGATTAATAAAAACACATTAACTGCTACTGATATAAACAGTAATATTAATAACAAAATTTCAATCATTGTCTGTAGGTAGTTCGTCGTCCACTTCCACAAATTCCGATATATAGTCTAAAGCGTCATTCAATGTTTTCCAACACGATTCGTCGTATGATCTTTTGATCAGCCTATACAATTCTTTAAGTTCAGTTTCATCCATGCGTATAATTACATATATATGTAACCGTGACAAATTGATAAAAAAATTATTTTAATATTAAAAACTAAACATACCTCTTAATCCTGTTTTACCTTTTCGCTCAACTATTTTTTCAACCTCAACAGGCTTTTCCACTATACGTTCAACTATTTTTTCAACCTCAACAGGCTTTTCCACTATACGTTCAACTATTTTTTCAACCTCAACAGGCTTTTCAACTATGCGCTCAACTGTTGAATGTGTTGGTTTGTCGGCGGACTCATCTGTGGGTTTTTCTTGTTTTTTGTATAATTCATAATTTTTGTCATTTTCTGAATAAACTTTATTTGTGCTTATATTATATGCCAATAATAATACAACAGCAAGTGGATCAAATACCGTAATAAGTACTACAATAAACCACTTTACTACGTTTTGGATCGTTGTATCAAATTGATCAGCAACAAATTTAAACGTTATAATATCTTTCTTCTGACTGTTATCTACCTTTAACTTGAAAATATCATCATCCACAGCTGTTGATTTAGCACTATAGGTTTTGATTTTATCATTTTCGTTTTCTAACTGTTTATTGAGATCTGTAATTTGATCGTTGATTTGATTTTGAATATTTTGTAATTGAATTGGATTACGAGCAATTAGTACATTTGTAAGCACTTCATTTAATCTATTTTCTTGACTACTTCTTAACGTATACAATTTTTCTATAGATTTTTTTGTAGACTCAATTTTACCAATCTCTTCTTTTTTTTGAGATTCTAATGTTGAAATTTTATTCAATGACAATTCAGTTTCCAAAGATGATTTTTGAAAAGCCGCCGTTAAAAACCCAAATATACCCAATGATGTTATAGCCATCAATGCGAATACTGCAGTTATCATATAAATTTTCATTAGAATATTAGCATAGTTCCAATATCTAAATAACCAAGATGTTGTTACCAATTTACCCAGTTCTAAAGAGGATGCCATTATCATAACAGCAATCGTTGCGCCTGAAAATAATAATCCTATACCATATACGCTAAAATAAGCAGCACATCCAGCGATTAAAAGTGATGTGAATATTACCAAATGTTTAAACTGTATCATATCTATAAATATCTACAAAATAAAAACCCCATCCAATTAAATGAACGGGGTTTAATATAACCTTGATTGAATATGAATATTACTCAATCTTTATTTTTTTGGTTTCTGGAATTGTAGGTTTGATCTTTGACAATGTAACCTTTAACAACCCATTTTCAAATTTTGCGGATGGATTTCTGCGATCAATTTGATCACCTAATGTAAAACTTCGTTTGAAATTGCTATGTTTTAATTCTCTACGAATATACTTTCCTGTAAATTCCCTATCATCAATCTTTTTAATCTTTTGACCACTAATAGTAAGAACATTTTCTTGTACATCAACTGAAACATCTTCTTTAGAGAGACCAGGAATCTCTGCTAGAATTTCCACTCGATCATTGTAATCAACAACGTCTACACGTGGATAACTTTGTTTTTCAAAGAAACCAACTCCCAATTCTTTATTTAATTCTGGGAAATGTGCCGCGAATACTTCATCGAATACACGGTCAAATGGCGTTAAAAACTCATCACGATCAACGTGACGTAATGCAAACGGACTATATTTAATTACTGACATATATTTACCTTTCTTTTAATAATTCAATTGAACTTATTAACCTAATAGCCTCACTCGAGCACTATAGTAGATAATACACACGTACTATCTAAAAATATATATAAACGAACTTCTGAAAAATGTCAATATTTTTTATCCAACAGACGAAACTCCGCCTGTTTGGCATAAATTGATGTAATTTTCAGCATTTGGATTATTATTATTTCTTCTCAAAAATAAGATATAAAACTTTGCATTTCCTAATATAGCATTGCTTGTTACAACTGTATAAGTGCCTGAAAATTGTCCAGATGTACAATCATATGACTGATCGCCAGCTGGATCTACTGTCCAAGAAATATTAATGGTATATCCATCTTGGGATATAGTTGTAGGTAATGTACATTCTGTATTTGGTAAAGCATTGACAACCGCCTTCGCAAAAGTTTTATCAGCCGATGTACCAGTTTTATAGGCAATTATTACCACGGTACCAGATTTTATCTGCGTCCAACTTTCCAACATATTGGAATTGTAATTTACACATCCTAAATTACTTGTTACAGGCGTAACTACAGTGGGTGTTACCGGAGAAATAACGCATGAATTTTTATCAAAACTAGCTATAATTTCACAATTCTGTGATTGCGGTGAATATCCTGGTGGTAAGGTTAGACTAACCGAACCTTTAGCAGTAAAGGTTTTTGGCTGAAGTGTATTTTGATAATTAGAAATCCCAAAACCAATGTTAATTTTACGTGTACTGTTAGCTGAAATAGAAAACATCCCAGTTGGAGTAAAATCAACGGTACTAATTAACGAATTTAAAGCAGTTCCATCTAAGTTAGTCCAAGTAGGACTGATAGTAGCTAATAACTCCGCATTGTTATTATTTGTCATTATGAAACTACCACTGTGTTTTATTTGTGTAGTTGTAGTTGGATTACAAACTGGTTGAGTATAACCATCTCCGCAATCCAAGTAACCACATCTTGGGCCTGTAAATGAAATATTGGTTGGAAAATTACCAACTAGTGTTGGTAGTGCCGTACACGTTGAGGTAGTTGAATCTTGATCACCTAAAATGTAAAGTGTAATTTGACCAAATGTTGATGTATTTTCAAACGAGTATTGGTATGTAGGATTTGTTCCGCCTAAGCTAGTAGCTGTTACCAATCCAGTATAAAAATATCCAAGTGGACCATCAGGGGTGGTTGATTTTTGTAAAATCAATCCAGCGAAGGTCAACGTTCTAGTATATCCTAAATTGTCTTTATATGATATAACTGGCAAAAGTTGTCCACTCGATTTATAAGTTGTAATGTTTGGATTCGGCAATAAACTATTTAAGTTATTCAATGTGGTAGACAAATCTGTTATCTTTGTATTCGTATACCCATTGGTAGTTTTATCATTATTTATTTTCTGGAACAACAAAGAACTTGCTGTAGGTAAATCTACATCGGATATTGTGTATGTATAGGTTGTATTATCAATAACCGTACTTGTACAAGTGCCTATAAACATACTAGATGTAAACGCATTTGACAAACAATCCTTACAAACCAATTTATATGCGTTTGTATTAACTAAATTATAAAATGATTCAATGTTATCACCTGATTTAGCGTAAGAAAACATCTTATTCCACCCAGAATCTACAATAGGTGTAACGACATCTGACTTAGAATATAGTGTGTATTGATAAACTTTGTCTTGTATATTATTAGTCAAAAAGTTATTATTTTGTACTACACTTGGCGAGTAAATTTTAACAGTAGCGACACCAGTAGAAGCAGCTACACTGAAAGAACTACTTATATAAGAAGCACCATAAAATTCACTAAACTTTATTGGTCGCCGATTGTCTTTATTTATGAATCCAACTCCTAAAGGTTTTGTAATATTAATCGTACTTGAATCAGAGTTTGAATTGCCAATTCTATTTTGCAATTGGTAATAACTTTGCGATATAGAAAAATTATTTGAGCCTGGATTATAAACGTTGCTTAATAAACTGTTGATCGAAAGATTTTCGCTATTATTTGTTTCACTTTTGAAACTCAATGGACCAGATCTGTTTAATATATTGACAGGCATATATCCTATATATATTAAGATTCGATCTTATTTTTTAGTTCTTGAACTTCTTTGTGTAGTTCTTGAATAGATTTTAATAACAATGCGATAAGTGGATTATATTTTACAACTTTATATCCTTCAAGATTTTCAGTTACTAAATCAGGATACAATTCTTCAATTTGTTGAGCAATAACACCAAAGTCTTGTTTTCCATTTGACTTCCAATTAAATTCTATTGGACGTATTTGATTAACTTTAGATAAAGCATTTTCTATAGTTTTGATATTGTCTTTGAGTCTTATATCGGACGAAGCGAATGTTGAAAGTGCAACTATATCACCTCTCACGTCCAATTGACCACTGCCACTTACACGTAACAATTTTGTTTGATTGCTACCTGATGTAATTAGAAATACATTGGTATTTGGGTTGTAACCTGTTGGCCAACCAGTGGATCCACTTAAATGTAAATGTAATTGAGCATTTACATTATCAGAACTTACTATGTTACCCACACTTAATAGTCTTTGTCTTGCGCCTAATATTCCCCATCCTGATTTACCAGACTGCCAAATTACATCTTTGCCTGGTAACGCTGATGTATTTATATGAGATCCTGAATAATAAATTGCAAAATTAGCAGTTGTTCTTAAATAATTATTAGAAGTTTGTAATCCTAATCCAGAGACCGATTGTCCAGATGCCGAATGTTGAATAATTTGTTCGCCAGCAGTAGAAAATTGCAGAGGATTATTCGCAGTTACTCTGCCAGCTGCCATACTACCTAAATTATTAATAGTACTATTTCTTACAAGATAATTAGTAGAACCCAATGCACTTGTTCCTGACCAATATGAAAATTGATTTGTAGTACCTGTACCTGTTATATTTCCACCTGAATTTAAAGAATAAGATGCGGTTTTAGCACAACTAGCTGTGCCATAAAATGCTACTTTTCTATTGGCATTATAATGATTTGAAGCGCTGATGTAACCTTTTATACTAGCTGAAACACTTCCTGAAAATTGTCCTTTTGAAATTCCACTGAAACTACCTGTTAGTTTTGAATTTTTACTAATTATAGTTCCATACAAACTTCCACTAAAACTACCACTAGCATTTGCTTTTTTAGTTAATATGTAACCGTTAAAACTACCACTCAACGATCCAGATGTTTGGGATTTACCTGTAGTTAATCCTTTAAAACTGCCTGTGAAACTACCTGTATTACGGCCATTAAAATTTCCACTAAAACTACCTGAATGTTTTCCTTTAAAACTGCCTGTAAAACTACCAGTAAAAATACCTTTTAATGTTTTTGCGGATCCAGAAAAACTTCCTGTGTAAGATCCCGTAACATCTGATAAAAATGTAACTATATCGCCAAATGTACTTTTTCGAGAGTACAAGTTATTGGATGATCCAGATTCAATTGTTAAAATTAAATCCTTAGCTGTTAATGTGTTGTATCTTACAAGATCACTAACTTTTATTTGTTGTATTAAATTGCAGGTAGTTGACATAATTACTTCCAGGCGTAAATTTTAATATACCACTTTGACGTATCGATGTTATATTGCGATATTACACTAGTACTACTATTGTAATCATATGTGGTAATACTAGTGAAAGTGGGTACTATTACTAATATATTACTTGAACGTGAAACAACACTACATATTGGTTTTGTTTCATTATTAAAAAATGAAGTTACATCAACTTCTTGGTTTATAACAAATCTACCATCATTAGCTGCGCATTGTAAAACTACTCTTACTAAAGATGGTGTTGAAGAAAAACCATGCGAAAAAGAAAATACATTTCCCAACGAATATGTATAAATATTATTCAAGTCTGTTGTGGTGTTAAATAAAGACGTTGTATAACCAGATATACCATCTGAATTAACATAATCTTTTAAATCTGATAAAGTGGATTTTCTAGAATATTTTGAACCACCTGTATTTTCAATAAGCATCAATTGGTCTGCGGCTTTTATATTATTATAGCTCGCAAGATCACTGACTTTTATTAATTGAACATTTAAACTGTTACACGGCGTTGACATATTTTATAAATATAAAGTATTAAGAGTAAGAAGCTGCGATCTTATTTATAAGAATTTCACTGCCCATCAATATGATGGAATATAGATCTCTGGATCCATTTGATGGATTTGACGCTGCACCACTTGGCCACTTTAAAGAATTGGTAGTACCGGTTTGCCAGATAAATGATGTACCGCCACTATTATTATAGAAATATAAATAACACACTTTCTTCTGTGTGAGATTTACATTAAATGTTTGAGCGGCTGTAGCCGTTAGATAAATCATATCATAATCATCAAAACTCAAATTAGTTGTTGCAGCTGCAATAGTAGCACTTACAGTTGTATAATCTTTTTGATAATTGCCTTTAAAAGATCCAGTTATAATAGCACTATCTGTTTTGGAAATATACGAACCATTATCAACTTTGATACTTCCATATGAATACATCTTGCTACCACTGATAGATCCATACGCACGCATATCACCGCTACTGGATACATAAAATGTATTTGCAAAACTACTTGATCCATATTGTACCAATATTGCGGTTTGTTTATTTTCTACACCAACTGGTGCTCCGCCAACAAATTTACCAGCTAATACTGATCCAGCAACGTTCGCTGCTTGATTACTACCACTAAACATTCTAATTTGCAACTTAGCACGTAAATACTTGTCTATAGAACCAGTTGGCTCTGCTGGAGGTTGTACGCCTATACCAACTGAACCATCTCTCGCAGCTGAATCTGACTGGATATATGGCCAGAAGTAAAAACCATTGCGTACTTGTTTAAGTGCAACCATTACACCTGCTGTGCCAGATACACCATTCCAACTTCCGCCACCTGATATACCACCCGATAAAGGTGTATCCGATATTCTTGTTGTAATGGTACTATTTTTAAGATGATAGGATCCTGTGGTAATACTCAATGTCAAACTACCACTAGTAACAGATGATATAAACCATTGATCTTGGTTTGGATAACCGGTTGATCTGTTTTTATTTTGTAATACAAACGCAGCTGAACTATATATACCAGATCCTCTATTGACCACTGTCAAATTAGATTGTGCATATTTAGCGGAAGCTGATATATAAAAATTAATTTGTCCAGACTCATTTTTATAAAATAGTGGGGATGTTGTTAATCTATTACCGAAAAAATATGGTACAGCACTTGAACTATTTAAAGATCCTTTTAATAAATAAGAGGATGTTAATGAAGTAGTTGATGAATCAGCTGCTATGGCGTATAAAGCATTATCAACTGTTCCAAGAACCGTTGAAGCTCGCAATGCGTATGAAGCGCTAGTGGTTCTAGTAGAATAACTACCACTTATAGCTTTACTTGAAGTACGTGCGTAACTACTTGAAAAAGAAGAATATTTTAAATTGCCATTATATGAATAACTAGCTGTGCCGTTTGATCTTAAATTAGACCAATTCAAATATGAAGCTGAATCTGCTGTGGTTGACATACACATACTTGAAGTTTGTGCATAGCTACTTGATAAAGATGATAACTCACCCAATCCGTTGTAAGAATAACTGGATGTGCCTACAAATAATGGGGATTCAATATACACACTAGAATATATACTAGCAGCTGATATATTGTTAAAATCACTTGTGCCTGTTGTAGATGTTACATTGCCTCTTAATTTGCCTTTTAAACTACCCGTCATTGAAATATTACCACTGCCAGAAAATACTCCTGAAAATCCATTTACGGAATATATCTTTGACCCTGATATAATCCTCGGTAAAATTGTTCCAATTGTAGAATTGTTAATAGTAACGTTTTCAATTACACCAGAACTTATAGTAACGTTGTTTACCTCGGCATTTACAGCATATAAATTATTATTTACGTCTACATTGTTAAATGAACTTTTACCTGTGCCAATCGTTACATTGCCTAATAAACGTCCTTTTAAACTGCCTGTTATACCCGCACTAGCTGTAATTTGTTCAAGTTTAAAAGGTGTATTTTCAAGAACCAATCCATTTGAATAGTCAAGCATTGTTATTTGACTATTTATAGAATTTCCAGTAAACGTAATATTACCACCACCGCCAGTTGCTTGATTAACATCTATTGTCTTTGCATAGATTCCCAAAAAGGTTGGCGCGGATGGATTATATCCAATAGTAAGATAATCGCTTACTATGGCTCTTTTAAATACATTTGGTACATTTTGACTTATGACGGAATAGTTATCACCTTCAAAACTTCTGAATGAACCTATGTATCTGTTATTTGGACCTGTAAAATTTAAACTATCAAACGACGTTAAAAGATCGCCGGTCTTTTGTACAAAACTATTGACAGTAGATTTTTTAGTTGAGTTGCTACTCACACTTTGTATGATTAAATAATCATTGTCGCCAATATTACCAGATGTTAATGTTGGTAATTCGGGAACGGTCCTACCTTGATTGGATACTATCGCCATATTATATTAATAATTATTAATCAACTAACGTTTTTTAGTTTTTTTAATATAAATTTTACTAAACCACTCCGAACAATGTCGTCTTCATCAAATTTGAATACATAAATTCCATTATTTCTACTTTCTTCATCGTCGAAAACATTCATCATTGGCACAAATCCACTTTTACCGTTGATATCACTTTGATCTGGATCGCCACAGATAAATAACTTACTGAATTCACCCACACGTGTGATCAATGTTATTAGTTCTTTTTTACTCATATTCTGAGCTTCATCTGCTACGATACATTTAGCATTCCAACTTAAACCACGTAAAAAATTGATTGGGAATCCGTGAATACGTTCCTCTTTTTTCAATTTATCAATATCGTGTTTTGGCAACAATTCTTCTAATTTGTCTATCAATGGTTGGATATATGGACTCATTTTTTCATCCATTTCACCAGGCAAAAATCCTAATTTACTATCGCTGCTTTCAACTATACTTCTAACATATATAATTTCACTCACCCTTTTATGATTCAATAAGGTTAAACCTGCTAATATTGACGTATATGTTTTGGCAGTTCCAGCTGGCCCAGAAATAAAGACTAGTTTGGTTGTTTTATTTTGTAATAAATTTAATAATTCAATCTGTTTAGATGTAAGTTGTCGTTCATCTATTCTAACTGATTCTTTAATTTTTTCGTTTTGGTGAACCTTTGGACTTGTGTCTTTTTTCTTGTTCATTTTTTTGGTTTAGTTGTTGTTTAATATTTAAAACACGTCCGCAATGTTCATATGTCTCAGATGAGATATAATAATTATAAATACTATTTAAATTACTTTCAAATGAATCACGGACTAATACTACTATGAAATCAGAATCTTTAAAATTAAAGACCTCTATCGCATTCAAATTGTTCTTCACCGCGTAACATATAGACGAAACAATTTGTTCCATCAACTTAATTTTATTGACTTTAATCAAACCCTCCATCTGACTATAATCAGATGGCAAAGTTAATGAAGAGTATTTATCTATCATCATATATAAGTATATAAGAAAAAATAAAGACGTTACCGAAGTAACGTCTTTTCACAATCAATTTAACCACCTCTTACTTTTTCTTTTTCTTCTTTACGGGTTTATTGTTGTCAGTTTCAACATTTTCTATTGCTGGTTTAGTTGAATTTAACTGATGTAATTTTTTTGTGGATGAATTTTTCCAAGAACGAATTGTTTCTGGAGACGCATCTACAAATGTTTTGCTCAACTGTAATAAATCTAATACTTCTTTTTCTGTGCTAGCTGCGTTAATCTTCTGTTTTAAGCCAAATATATTACCACTCATTATTTACCTTTCACTTCTACAATTTCAATTTTAGATCCATCAGGCCACCGATTAAGGATTGATGACCAATGTTCATATTCAGTTTTAGCTTCGACTTTGGAAACATATTCCAAATCTGAAACTCGTCTGCCATCACGTAGAATTACGTACTTAATATTGCTATCTATAACACTGTCACTTTTAACTGTCATACTAATTTATACTTTAATATTTAAACGTGGTAATATATTTACGAGTTCTAAGATTACCAGTCTCAGAACATAATCTGATAATACATACAAATAACAACTATGTCAACTTTATTTTAATCAACATTTATTTACATCTATATATTTATTAAATATGATATCTTTATTGGGGGAAAATCAATGGTTAAATCTGAATTTATCTAAACGAGAGATTGATAATTTTAAAAAATCCGAATTTACATTCAATCGAATGTTAAATGAATTATCTATTCTACACGGATGTATAGAAAATAACACTCTACATTTAGCAGAATTTAAACTAAGTGTTGGTACCCGCAAAACATTAAGAGAAATATACAAACACAATCAACAAATTTCAGACACATCACTGTTAGTAGAAGCCGCCACCGATCCAGTATCAACAGCGGATACTTCAAAAAAGATATTATCTCTAATCAATAAATTCCATACAGATAATAAACAATATCTAGATAATGTTGGTTCTGATGCAAGACTAAAAGACATATCGTTACCAAAAAATATTGGAGCCGAGCCAAGCATCATTCAAAAGGCCGCATTAAAAACAAAAGAATTGGGTGGTAAAGCTGGCCAGATTGCAATAACTTTATTTCAATCAATTGTGGTAAATGCACTCAATAGATTTGTAAAGTGGTCGTCTACATTAAAATCAGATATTTTAGACGCTAAAAAACAAGGATCAGCTTGGCAAATGATAATGGCCAAATTGGGCCCAAGTATGAAGATTGCGAAAAGAGCAGCTGATGGTACCATAACATATGAGACTGATTCTTCTGGAACATCAATGTTGAGCAAATTACAAGATTTTACAAAGTTGAATCCAAAATGGACCAATACAATAATCGGTTTGTTAATTAACATCACAAAAATGTTATCGGTATCATTCGCGGGTGCTACTGTAGGCACATCATTGGCAATCGGCGTTTTCGTTGGTTTATTAATAAGAACAGTCGCTGGTCATTATCTCAAAAAAGAAACTTGGGGAGAAGCATTTAAGAAGTCATTAGTAGTCACAGGTTTATCTTTAGTTGGTGGATCACTTACAAAAGGATTATTTAGTTACTTCAAAGGCGGGGGATTTATTGACGGTGCTAAATCTTACTTTACAGGAGATGCGGCGACTGCTATATCAGATAAAAACGTTATCAGTGGAAATGTCGAAGTATCTGAAGTTGATATATCAAAATTAATGGTTAGCAAGCTTCCGGGTGGTAATACAAAGTTATTTGATATTATCAGTACAAATAAAAAATTGTATGACGCTTTTAAAGAAGAAGCAGAATCACAAAATTTTAGTGCAGACTTGTCAGGAATAAAACAATATCTTAGATTAACGGCCAACGATGACATTAGCGTTGTTATTAATGGCGCAGGTGGATTACCTAAAAATTTATTAAATGTAGCTGCAGATGCAGCAAGTGCAATGAAAATAGGCGCATCAAATACAATTGCTGATATTGATTTGATGAAATTAAAACCAAATGATTTTGCTGATCAGCTCAAGAATTTTGCAGAAACTGTTGACAACAATGATGGTATAGAAGTTCTCAAATCATTTCTCAAAACCAAAGGATATGATGAAAATGCAGTCAACGCCATAGTAAAAAAACTTGTAGGTGAAAAAGCAGGACAAATAGATTCATTTAGTGATTGGTTTGATGCTAGAGAGTCTCATACTGATAAATGGTTAGATTGGATGTCACGTAGAGTAAAAAACAGCGGAATATTGAATGGAGCAGCATCCAAATCAACATCAAATGCAGCAGATGTAGCATCACAAGCCGTAACACGCACAGCAACTGGTGCTACACAATCCCTAAAAGAACTTGGAAAACTCGCACTGGGCGGAGATGCAAAAGCAGCAGATGACTATATGCAAAAGTTTTTGGTATCGGGTAGAGGAGGCGAAGATCAATATAGAATCTTGAAAACAGCTCTGGATGCCGGAATAATTGATAAACAACAATTTTATTCAGGAGTTGGAACAAAAACACTCAATTTGACTGCTGAATTAAGAGGTCATATACCAATATCTATAAATGGCGTAAATGTTATTGATAAATTGACTCCGGATGAAGCGAAGGCTGCACACGTTGCAATGAGTGTGGCTAAACAGATGGGAAATGCAGTTGATGAAGATGCTTTAGCTAAGCTGGCAACAAAAGCTGGAAAGGCAGTAACAAACGTTGCGTCTACCGCTGTAAGTGGTCTTAAAAATATAACTGGTGAACAGTTAAAAACATTAAATCAATCACTTGGATATGGAAATTTAATAGAAAAACTTGAGGATCCAGAATATTACAATAAATTTTTAAAACCAGCTTTGGAAAAAATGTATCCCGGCTCAGAACCCGACAGGGTTCTTACTTCTCTTGCTAATAGTATAGCTAGCAAAGACGTTTCTCAAGAAAATCTAGATATCTTCGCTAAAGTTATAAATTCAGCCGGCGGTTTACCACAATCCATAGTTGCTTCAACAGTAAAAGAATCAGTATACAAGACGCTGATTAAAAAACTATATATATAATATGAACGAAATAAATTACACCGAAGAGTTGTATAAAGAATTTTTAAACGAAGCTGGTTTTTTAGATAAACTAAAAGGATCAGTGGGCTTAGGCGGAAAAAAAGAATTGTCAGCTAATGATCTTGAAGTTTTGGATAAAAATGTAGACGCTCTTTTAACCAGTATTGCAGATGAAATAGGATCCACCAAAGAAAATCTTATTAACGATCTCACAAATGGCCCAAGTAAATATTTAATTACCCCCGAAATAATTCCATATGCAACACAGTTAACAGATTTATCAAATAAGATTAAATCGGTAAGAAGTACTGCAGGCACCACAGGTACTGCAGGCACCACAGGTACTGCAGGCACAACAGGTACCACAGGCACAACAGGTACCACAGGCACAACAGGTACTGCAGGCACCACAGGTACTGCAGGCACAACAGGTACCACAGGCACAAAAGGTACAACAGGCACAACAGGCACCACAGGCACAACAGGCACATCGGGCACAACAGGTACCACAGGCACAACAGGCACATCAGGCACATCAGGCACAACAGGTAGATCTGGATATCAAACTACAAAAATTGCTAATTTAAATTGGGGTGATGATATTGGACGTGGAATTACATTAAAACAAATAGATGTAAGTAAAATAAAACAAGATTTTGAGAATTTATATGATAATTTGCCGGTGGATGCCAAGAATGTTTTAAATAATATAACAGATAATAGTAAAATAATACCTAAAAATATAGAATTACCTATTAAATCTACTGTTATAAAAGAAATAGATGAATTATCTTATTGGGACGATAATACTAAAAAGAATGAATTTATAAGTAGTTTCGAAAAAATAATTAAGACAGTTGCTCCATCATTGGGTATTGAACCATATGAACTTAAAAAACTTTATATCATTTTACATAAAAATGGCATAGGTCCGATTTTCAATAAATTATATGCTGCTTATATTGTATTAAAAGCTGGCAAATCTATAGAAGATGCTTTTTCAAATGTAACGTTGCCAAGTGATCCAGGCACAACTGGCACTGCAGGCACAACTGGCACAACTGGCACAACTGGCACTGCAGGCACAACTGGCACAACTGGCACAACAGGTACTGCAGGCACAACTGGCACAACTGGCACAACAGGTACTGCAGGCACAACTGGCACAACTGGCACAACAGGTACTGCAGGCACAACTGGCACAACAGGTACTGCAGGCACAACAGGTACTGCAGGCACAACAGGTACTGCAGGCACAACAGGCACATCAGGTATAGATGAAGATAAATTGACACCGGATGAAATAAATAAATTTGGTGCTTATTATTCACAATTAATAAGACTTCAATCCGAACTTAAAAAAGGATTGGGCAAAGATTTACAAATAAATAAAGGCGTAAGTAGATATTTCTCCACTTTAAAAAATTCATTGGAATCATTAAAACTACTTGATTTTATTTCAGTAGAAAATAAACCTATAGCAAAAAAATTAAAGAAAAAATTTATCAAACGATTTTTATGGGAATTGAATAACACTCCTTCAATTTCTCAAGTCAAAGATTTAATTGGTAAAATAAATGAACAAGAGTCGGCCGAGAGTCTCGGCAAGGCGGTGGAAACTGGAATCACACCTTCTTCTAATTTATTAGCACAATCAAAATCTATAATTGAAGATATAAAGAAAAGTTTACCCTCAATGGTAATGTTATTAAAAGAACTTTCAAAAAGTAAAATATCTTCAAACGAGGATAAAATGTTAATGGGTGTTTTAAAGAAATTCTTAAAAGCGATAGTTAATAAAAATACACAAGATTTAGTAATAGATCCCAAAGTAAAAAATTCAATCGATTCTTTATCAAAATAACACAATATAATAATTTACAAAAACAATTATTAGATATGTATCTAAAATATTATGAGTGATGTTACTAAATTTACAGAACAAGAAATGCAAGAAATCGCAATCGTTCAATCCAAATATCAACAAAAAATATTTGAACTCGGACAACTGCAATTGGAAGAAATTGAATTGGACCAAACCAAAACCGAATTAACTGATCGTAGATCAGCTATTCTCGTCGAGTGGAAAGATATTCAAAAACTAGAAGAAAGTCTACTTAATAATCTAGCTACAAAATATGGCGATGGTAGTCTCAATTTAAAAGACGGCACATTTAAACCCGCCGCCAAACAACAGTAATAAAAAAACCCGGTTTTTACACCGGGTTTTGTTTTATTTAGTTGGATCTCCAGACGAAGCTTCTTCTACTATAGCTTTAATTTCAGATTCAATTTCTTTCATTCGATCTTTGTATCCACTAGCTACATCCTTAAAATCTTTTCTAACATGCAAAAGATCTTCAGTTAATTGATACACTTTCTTTTCGGCTTCGGCCTTCGTTAGTTTAATATTACTCATAACTTTTTTAAATCTATAATTTTTGTTACTGATTCTATCGGTATATAACTAGTAACATAATTGCCTGGATCTACATTTTTTAAATCAGGTAACTTACTTTTATCTATTACAACCACTATACCTTCTCCAGCGTCTCTGTAATTGACCAACGCAAACCTAGCTGCCAATTTAAAATCACTCGCTAGATAACTACCCACGATGTTTCTGGTATTTCCCTTACCTTTCGACGTAACTCTACCAGTACTCTTTAAAATATTATATTCTTTCTCAGACATTCCTCTATAAAGTTTAGAACTGTCGATTGGAATTTTATCCAATTCATCCGCAATATATTGCAATTTTCCAGTCGGTTCCCATACTAGATAATCATATATGCTTGATTCGTATAATAAACTATATCTTTTCATCATTATATAAATATACATATTCAAAATATAAACTTTGAATAAAAATGGTGGAGATGGCGGGGAGTCGCACCCCGCGTCCATAAAAAATTATTACTGCCAGACTACACGTTTATATATTTTAAATTGTTGGGAAGTAATAATTAAAAATATCTAAAAATATTACCCTTAAGATTTACCATTTTCTCAGCCATTTACGCAAATCAAATATTTGGCCCAGTCCAATAATTTACACCCAATACAACTATCAGACTTCATTGTATTGAATGTGCAACAACTTAGGCTGCAAGGGCTACAACGTCATCATAAGAGAAGTCATAGCTAACTACGTTATCTTCAGCAGTTAATTTTCAATAGAACTTTTAAAGAGGCCAACTATTATCCTCTACGTGCCTAACAATAGATATTTATCTATGTCGAAACTACACATCCCCATAAAATTTTAAAGAACTAAATAAATACTAAACGTAAAAATTTTTGTAAGGATGTATAATCCTATCAGACATATTTAAATTAAAATTTTCATTATGTCTATAACTAGTTCCGTTCATATAAATTGGAAAAATTAAAGATAATAAATAATCCCAATACCATCTTTGATTATACCCACTATATATAGATTTAATTTCATATGAGTATTTAATATAATTTTTCCAATCATTAATGATCGTTTTAGCAAACTTTGTTTTATATATAAAACCACCCCCTCCTACGGTTAAATCAAAAAGTGGATTAATACATACATTGTTTTTTTGATAAAACTCAAACATACGAGGTAATATCTCGTTTCTCAATTTATCGTCGCCACTCATATAAAAACTCCACTGCAGATCGTTTAAATTTAAATTAGAACTTAACATATTAAGTTCTGTATCAGTTGCTAATTTAATAGTATCTTTCACTAAACAGTCCGGTTCAAGATTTATAAAATATTTTTCTCTAATTAAAAAAGAACACATTAAAAATCTATACGTATATTTTAAAGGTATTTCAAAATCATATGACGCTGGATACCCAATTTTTTCAGAATGTTGAATTAATACACACTTAAATGTATGAGCAATGTCATTTATATTATCTACCTTACCATCAGCATATATTACTATGCTACTATTCGGATTAAATTCTCTAAATGATCGAATCATTTCATATGCCGATTGTTTTTGTTCCTCAGAAACAATCGCGACAGCTCCAATATCAGATAACATATTATTTATAAAAATTGGAGCGGGTAGAGGGAATCGAACCCTCACATCAACCTTGGCAAGGTCGAAGGCTACCACTACATCATACCCGCTCTCTGAATATTAATATATAGTTGAAACTAATCAATATACACTAATTTAAAATGGTGGACCTGTCCAGGGTCGAACTGGAGATTACCGGATGCAAACCGGTCGTGTTACCACTAGCACCACAAGCCCATTTAAAAATCTTACACCAATATATAGTATAAGTCAAATCAAAAATTCAACCCTATCCTATCTGGATCAGATTCGTCCGGGTCAGACATACAGGGGTGTATCGTGTCCCTCACGCTGTTGGCCGTTTCCACCCAACACGCACATCATTGCAAATTGATACCATAATTTTTAATTCTCTATATTTAGAAAGTTGAAGATAATCTTCTTGAACATATTCTTAATAGAATTTATATTCTTTAAAAGATTATTAATTATAAACGACTTTTCAACTATTTTTATAAATGTGTGAGTATCCATTGAATCTCTGGTACATTTAGAGATATTATAAAATTTAGAATATTTTGGTAAAATCTCATTTTCAAAAAATTTTGGGCCAGTTTTAATTTCTTCTGTACAATCTATATCATGCGCCCAATATTCGCATTCTATGGTTTCTATATTATATTTTTTAATATCAATATTTTTTAAGATCCAATAATCATATCCTTCAGTATCTATGCACAATAATTTAATATTTTTACAATTGTAAATATTACACACCTCGTCAAAAGTCATCACTGAAAATTTTATGTTATCAATCACATGTGGATGTGATTTTCTATTTAAAATACTAGACAATACAGCTGTATCATCTCCACGATAAGTATGCAATACATTATTAGAATCGTAAGATATACCAACATTTAATATATTTATATCATGAATTTTATTTAAATCTTTATAACAATCAGTTAAGCGTTCAATTAAATTTGGATTAGGTTCTATTAAAATTATTTTACATGGTTCCTTTAATTCTTTTATTAAATTAAAGAAATAATCATATCCAATATTTGCCCCTATTTGTATATAAATGTCTTTCATGTATAATATATATCTAAAATTTTTATTGGAAATGGTTGGGGATGATGGAATCGAACCACCACAAGCAGATTCAAAGTCTGCCGCACTACCATTATGCAAATCCCCAATTACTAAAAATGGAGCGTGTGGTGAGGTTTGAACTCACGACATCAAGTTTGGAAAACTCGTACTCTACCAACTGAGTTACACACGCAAAAAATGGCGGTGAGGGAGGGATTCGAACCCTCGGTGGTTTTTTAGTCCACAACAGTTTAGCAAACTGTCTCTTTAGACCACTCAGACACCTCACCGTAAAATCTTTGACAAACTCCGATTTCTTCAAGGGACGATACTATCAGTCCTCGGCTCCATTGTCAAGTGGAGTTGTATTAAAATGGCGGTTGATGTCCGTACTGCCCGGACCTTCGTCTTTCAACGAACTCAGTTTTCAAGACTGATGCAGCCAGCTTATATCTGCCTATCAACCGTATAAATTTGGTAGGTGTGGTAGGATTCGAACCTACATAGGATACAATATTTTAAGTATTGCGGTTGTTCCAGTTTCCCTTATCCACACACCCGTTAAATTGGTAGTTACGACTGGATTCGAACCAGCACTATTCTATTTTTGAGATAGACGACTCCTTCCAGTTGGTCTACGTAACCATTGAAATTGGTGGGCATAGAGGGACTTGAACCCCCACGGATTTCTCCACGAGCTTCTAAAACTCGCATGGCTGCCATTACATCATATGCCCAATAAAATGGTCGGCCACGTCAGAATTGAACTGACTCCACATGAACCCAAATCATGTATGCTACCGTAACACTTGTGACCGATTAAAATGGTAGGTGGTATAGGATTTAAACCTATGACATTTTGCGTGTAAAGCAAATGCTCTATCAACTGAGCTAACCACCCATTTAAAAATTGTTATATACTTTATGTCATTATCGCCAGATGGGTTCTGTATTTCAGCATAACACCCAGTGACCGATCAAATGTTTTAACTTATGTTGGGGACATCAGATAGAGTTTCAACCCCGTTCGTTATATTTCTAATTTACCATACTTTATAAAATTGTCAACCATCAAAATTAAAAACCCGTCATTCTTTTTAAAAGTGACGGGTTGTATATTTTTTAGTAAACAACCTCGTCTTCAACTTTCGGATGGAAGTTGACTGGCTTGACTAGGTTCTGAAACCGTAACCGGTTCTGAAACCGTAACAGTCTGTGGAACCGTAACATCAACTTCTTTAAAAGAATCTTTCAATGAAAGATATAAAGCTTTAATCTCAGCTTCCGTTAGTGTAAAACTTCTACCTTGAATTACCAGTTTATATGTTTTTTCTATTACCATAAATTGAATATACTATATATAGTGTTTAAAATTCAAAATCAACAAAATTATTTAATAATTTTCAAATAAACTTTATTAACTTTCAAGATACCTTCTCAAATCCGGTCATATTAATTACGTTCAGTTTTTGGCCAATAATAGACTCGATTTGAGTTTTTCTACTGATTAACCAAGCAAAAGATCCAACTTTATACCATGCGCCCAACAGTGCCAGTTCACTGCCCACCTGTACAAATATTGGATTTCCAGAATCACCACCTCGTTGTGTTTCATAATACGATTGTGATGTACCAAATACTGAAGATTCTACATCAGCAACTGCATCAATCAATCGCGTTATATCTCCTATTGAAACTTGTTTGTCTTGATTAAGGAACAACACAGGTAATCGTAAAGTTACAAATTGCACACCCATTGCACTATTAATTTCAGTTTTGATATATTGTTGCCAGTTGTCGGGTAACACTGAATATATCTTCAAACTACTATCAATTGATCGATCAAGCGTTCCAATTGCAATATCACTTCCATCAATCTTGTCGATCTTGATGATGATGTATTTGAATGTCACATTGTTATCGTTAACAAAAAAGATTTCTGAATTTGGCAAATATGGAACGTGTGCAGACAATAAGACATGCTTATCAGTGATAAGAGTTCCACCTCCAACACCACCTAGGCCATTTATACCGGCCGCAGTACCTGTCCATTTATAAGATATCACCCAAGATGCAGAATTTCGAACCCAAGAAAAAGTAGATTGGATAAACGCACTGAATAAACTGCGGTCTTTGCTGGCCGCCATCATTTTTATAAGTGTGGATTTGATACTCGATGCCCAGTTAGTACGAATACCATCAGAAGATCCACTACTACCACCCGTTCCGCTACTGCCACCTATTCCACTGCTACCACCGATTGTACTACGTATCACTTTTGGTAACAATGTATTAGATATAAATTTAGTTACTACAGATTTCGATTGAAGTACTATTGTTTTTAATGAGGAAGTACCTATTCGGTTACTACCATTTGATCCACTTGTTGATGACATAAAATAAACCTTTCTTTAATTATAAATAGATATCAAAAATAAAAAAACCCGCTTATTTCTAAGCGGGATACAGATACACTATTTCTGGTCGGATTAGAAAGTCAATCTCAAACCGCCGGAATATACTACATCGCCACTAAGTTCACGGGTAGCCCAATTATATTTAGTAGCATTAAAATTGTTGTCATACCATCCAGCACTTGCAAATGGAGTCAATACACCAAATGAAGTTTCAAAAGGACGAGTCACTGACAACTTTGCATTTACAGCTGTATAGTCTTCTACCTTACCATATTCAACAGCAGGAGTTACAACGAATCCAAATGGAAGTTTTTGAGCACGTTCTGCGCCAACAAACACACCACTTTGTTTCAAGTCTACATCATAAAATCCACGAAGATATGGTGTTACATACTTATTTGGCAAAGCCAATTTAACACCAAATTCAGTACTATTTGGAATACCAAAGTTACCTGCTTGGTGACGAGTTACAGTTGTATCCAATCGTGCGGAAAATACATCCTTCCATACGTTTACTTCCTTGCCAGCACCCAGAGTCCAATGTGACTGATCTAGGTCACCATTAGCCAATAGAGTACCACCCAAGTATACATCTGCATACTTCAGACTCTTTACAGCACCTACACCAACAAATGCTGCACCTTCAGAACGAGATACACCATTGACGATGTATTGGTTGTTATACCCAGCTTCAACTGAGATGTTTGAGGTGTCGCCTGCAGATACAGCCAAAGCGGCCAATACTGACAATAATACTAATACTTTCTTCATATTTAACTATCCTTTATTTTTTTGTTTATGTTTACTACCCACGTTAAGAACAGCTTAACGTTTATTTTGAAAAGACACTAAAATGTACTTTTCAGAATAATTTTTTATCAACTTATATATATAGTTTTTATAATCCTATTATAACTAATTTATTTAGTCAAGCTGATTTTACCTTCTTGAGACGTTTGTTCAAAATCTTATCTTTTTCAGGCAAATAAACGTAAGAAGCCTTTAAACTTCGTTTACTTTCACCCAAAATAGACAACGTTTCTTCGTGAACGTCTAATGTTTCTAGTATCGCGTTCTTTACAAATCTAAAACTATCAGTGCCTACAACGTCAATACAAATACCATATGATAGATCTCTATATTGCACATCAGTCGCACCATATTTTGTACACAATACATCCTTGATCTTAGCCTTCTTGTCATTACTAAAGACTAAATTCGCCATATCAATTTTACTTAGTTCATTCATACTATACTTTTATTATACTTGTTTACGGTTGATTGTCAATAAAAAATAAAGCGATTAATTTTTACATTAATCGCTTCACTTGTTTAAATTTAAATGTATTTTTTACTTCTTTTTGAGCTTATTTACAAGTTTTTTGAGTTTGTCAGGCTGATGTGTTTGTAACCATTTAAAATAATCTTCCTTCTCTCTACGTGAAAGTTCACTGTCTCTATAAAGACTAGCATACTTCTTCACAATGTCTCTAAAAGGATCGCCGCTTTCATTTTTTTGCTTTTTTAATCGATCAATTTTACCCATCAACATTTTCTTATAGTTTTCTAATGAACCATAATCTTTTACTCTACTCGGATCCGGATTTTTTAACAATTTCTCTAAATCTGCGATATCCGCTACTTTATCATCTTCTGAAAGAGTAGCAGTCAACTTATCACTCTCTACTTCAGCCGCGTTATCAAAATCTTCGTTTAATACCTCTCTTGTCAAACTTTTAATTAACTTCTTTAAATCATTTTTAGTCATATGTTATAAATATAAATATTATTAATTAGCTACATTTATTTTTCTTTTATACTGTCACCCCAACCATTTCTATGTTTAGACATCCAATCCAATAACGCGGTCTCAAATCCTATATCAGTCCCTCTTTTTTCACTCTCTATCCATTTGTGTATTTCTATCTCATTTTTTAATTGAAGAAACTTTTGATAGAGATTTAATTCGTTCATACACAAATAAATAGTATGATTATCTAAGCGGTATATACAAATCTCCTGTTAATCCTTTTTGAGTTAAATAACTAGCATCACTTATCGCGAGTGGACTCTTAATATATCCATATTTTTTACTCAATATCTTACGTAATTCTTTACCAGCTAATTGTATCAAATCTAATTGCTCTTGACCATTACTATATCTGATTTTACCAGCAAGTCCAGTCGGTAACATACTTTCATACTGTTTATATAAATTAATTATATCATTATAATGTGGTAACTCTAAGCCAGGTCCTTTTAACTTAGTAGTTATTATTTGTTTACCAAATCGTTTAGCTACTTCTATATTATTTGTATGATTTGCTCCCAGTGTAGCCACTAATTTGTCACCTGGCTTGGTGCTGTTGATACCCAACCCTATATCACCATACGTAGGATTAACACCTCTGTATACAGTCAACTCAGGCTGTACTTCGTTTAACAAATCTTTTAATAATATCATATAGTAATAAATATATAAAAAATGGAGCACGATCAAGGTTATGCTCCTTGCATATGTACTTTCATACAACGATGTTTTGCAGACATCTCAGTTCTCTAGCTCTGTCATCGTGCTTTAAAAATGGAGCCTATAATTGGTTTTGATGCAATATCTATCAATTTACGAAATTGATGCTTTACCTTTAAGCTATATAGGCGTTAAATCATTCAGTTTCACCCGAACCAAAAATACGTTTCCAAATTCCTATTCTTTTAGGTTTTACTTCGGTTTTTTCTTCTTTGTGTTGATTATCTTTGTCTAACTTAATGTGAACACTTCGATTAGACATCCTCATCAATACCTCTGCACCTTTTGGCCACTCTCCCAATTTGTTCTTAAATTCATATCCATCTTTTTTCAGATTTAATCTCAAATTTTGAGTCAAAAGAGCATTTTCTTTCTTCAACTCTTCTATGATCTTTTCATACTCCGCTATCTTGTTCTTCAAAAAATCTCTTTCTTTTGTAAGCATTTCAATCTTAGCTACAAGCTCATTTTGATCTTTATCAGTCTTCGCAACTTTAAGTTCATCACCTAAATCTACAATCTCTTTGGTCATATTAACAAGCGTATTACGTAACGACTTTAAATCAGATTCAAGTGCAGATTTTTCTTGGGTCAAATCTTTAATCTTTACATCTTTTTCATCAGATGATACTTTCAACTGTTCAGTAATACTATTTAATTGAGTCATATTAGTATACAATATACTCAACTTATTATCATAACTCTTCAATAATACAGATAACTCCGCATTCTTTTGATTTAAATTGGTAATCAATAAACTTTGATTTACAACAATCTCCGTCTGGTTAACAACTTTCTTAGTTAAAGCTTTATTATCTATATTCAATGAACTAAATAATGTATATAATCCAAAAGTTATTAATACAATTACAGCAATTATAACATATAATAACTTTTTATTAGTAAGCGAAAATGTTTGGGGAGAGTTTGTAGATTCCATATATTTATTTTATTATATATATAATCCACCAACATTTATATATTTTTTTTAAAATATAATATCAAAATTACCAAGCCCTACATGACCAATATCTCGCTTTAGTACGTGGACCAGGATTATCACAATTATGTCTCGCTCTAAAGTTTTTTCTACGTGCTGGATTATTCTTTTTTATGGTCATTCTTTTACCTTTAGCTGAAGATCCACCAAATCCAAAATTTACCTTAACCACTTTTCCTTTAGGATTTTTAACATATACTTTAAATTTCTTGACATCACCTTGCATTCGTTTACCAAGGCTCACTTTACGACCCTGATATTCGGCTTCACATAATGGTTGATTATATTCTCGCATGAATTGAACAAATTCTTTTACATCTTGTTCACTTTCAACATCATATTCTTCTATATTGTCGCCATCTTCTAAAGCTTCTTTTCTAACACAATTTGGTACCATTCTCCCACCTTTTGACTTCATACCAATTTGTTTATGAGTATCCCAACACGCCTCTTCAATCTCATTTAGAAGTTCTTTTAACTTAATCATATCTATAAATATATAATTTAATATAAAACATTGTAAAAATGATACTGTCACCTACAACATCATTTTAATTCTATTTTTTATCTACCCCAACATATATATCAAATATGTCTACACAAACAAATACATCCGCTCAAATAAACAATTCTGCTACCGCAACATCTGATAAAAATTCAGCAAGTGTTTCTTATACAAATACCGCAGAAGCTTCTGCAGGCGCAAGTGTAGGAAATAAAAACGCATCAATAGGTGTTGAAACATCAGTTAAAACTGGTACAGAAGCATCCGCTGCCGGTGGACTTGATGGTAACAACGTCTACGCAAACGCAAGTTATAGTAGCGGTACAGAAGCTCACATTGTTGTAGATGGTAAAGTACAAAGTAATGGTGTAGGTGTTGCAGGTACTGCAGACGCTTACGCAGTCAGTGGTACAAAAGCATCCGCAAATGTTCAAGCTGGTGACAAAGGTGTCGCAGTTGGTGCAGAAGGTTCTATTGGTACTGCTGTAGGTGTTGACGCTTCAGGTACAGCAAATGTAAGAGGCGCATCAGTTACCGCAGGTTCAGGAGTTAGTGTAGGTGAACAAGTTGGTGGTGGTGGTTCCGCTCAAGCCACTATGGACAAAGGTAAAGTTACCGTTGGTGTAAGTGGTGACGTTGCAGTATTAGTTGGTGTAAAAGTAGATGTAAGTACTACAATTGATACAAATAAAGTTGTACAAGATGTTAATACAGTCGCAAAAGCAACTCAACCAGTAGTTCAACAAACTACCAATGTAGCAAATACCGCCGTCAAAGAAACAACTAATGTTGTAAATAATGCAGGTAATGCAATTAATGATGGTGCCAAAAAAACAGGCAATGCCTTCAAAAAAGCATTCAGATTCTAAAATGGTACACCCGGCAGGACTTGAACCTGCAACCTTCTCGGTAGAAACGAGTTGCTCTATCCAATTGAGCTACGAGTGCATTGAATTTGTTAGTAGTTATGTTCTCACCAGTGATCACTGAGTAAAGGGAATTGAACCCAACACTTACTAACAAAAATGGTTGGCTATCACGGTACCGCCCCGTGTTCTTTCGATTATCAGTCGAATGCTCTACTATTGAGCTAATAGCCAATTGAAATGGCGAGGTATATGGGTGCTGCCCCCACTATCTTTTCCGTGACAGGGAAATGAGTCTGCTGTTCCTCTTATACCCCAAAAAATGGTAGGGCTCTACGGTAACGATCCGTATTCTACTGGTTAAAAGCCAGTTGCTTCACCGTTAAAGCTTGAACCCCATTGAAATTGGTGGATGCGGTGGGATTTGAACCCACAACCTTTCGGGTAAGAGCCGAATACTCTGATCCAGTTGAGTTACGCATCCATTAAAAATTGTATCTACTATTGTCAACGAACTATAATCATCTTACCACACTTTATCACTTCGTCAACAGCTTTTTTAAAAAACTTTAAACGTTACTTTGTTTCTTTGGATATGGTTGAATTGACTTAATCAATCCACCCAATATTCTTTTACCATCACTAGAATTTTGTCCGGATAAAATATAAATGTACATATGTTTTCCAGTAGCCGTTCTTATTTCAAATGGACTATTAGGATTGGTTCTTGCATCATTTGCTGCATCTTTACCAGTTTCAAAACCATACTTCTTTATTTGTGGTAATCTATACACCCACTTGTTTTCTTTTTTATCCCATAAACGTTTTGTATCTTTACTCTTGCCTAAATAAATTGCATTTGTTGCTTGATATATAGATCCGGTATGTCCCTGTCCACTATCAGCTCTGGTAATAACCACTTTTAATTCGGGATAATCTTGTTTAATCTTTTTATTACCCAAACCAATTACATACGACGCCAAGTTGCTTAACTCAGGTATTTGTTTTGCCTCAGGTTTCAAATATAATCTCAATAATTCAAATACCTCATTCTTTTGCAATAAACTGTTGCCCTCTGCATCTACAGCTATTTCTTCATAATCTTGTGGCTTGGTGGTTTGTCCATAAACAATCACTCCTACCATATCCACATTACCATCTGGCTTCTTGTACATCACACCATAATTAGCAGCCACCGCCGTAGGATATGTCTTTAAATAATGCTGCTTAATAAAATTCAATACTTCAGATTTACTCTTGGGTTCCAAATATACACTATCTTTCAAACCCTCCAACATTAAGTATTTCAATTTAATCATATGATATAAATATAAAACTTTGAGGATTTCACGGCGAGCTAATTAAACTCAACGACATCATTTTTAAGTAACGTCTTCCGTTCCACATTAACACGTTAACCAAAGGGAATCGAACCCCCGTGATGTGTCTCTCTCATCGTCAAAAATGGCCCGGCAGGTTGGTAACGCTCCAACATCTCGTCCTCTTCAGGGACACGCTAATCTATTTCAGCTACTACCGGATCTTAAATCTATTGACAAGTCAAAGGAATCGAACCTTTTCGGAACAGAGTCGCCTGCTCCTTTACCACGCCCTGCGCACTAGCACCTGTCAAAATCAAGATGTATGGTTGGATTCGAACCAACGGCTACTTTTACA